GTGACGATCCCGGATTCGGTGACGAGCATTGGGCTTCAGGCGTTCAACGAATGCCTTAACTTGACCAGTGTGACATTCATTGGCAAGACACTTGCTCAAGTTCAAGCAATGTCTAAGTATTCTTGGGGCATTTCCAACACAAGCATCATCAATGTTGCTTGATGATTGAGTAGAATGGTGTATCTTCAGATATCACTTGGAACATGCCAAGTTGAAACCAACTTACATCATAAACAGCAAAGACTGGTTCTTCATTGAGCCAGTCTTTCTTCATTGAATGGAGCGGGAGGACTGAGGACTCTTACCCCACACCCTGTTCTTCGACCACACCTTTCGATGAGTGGAACAAGCTTACTGCTCCCGCATCAGCATGTGCTTTCTCGTTGCAACGTTAAATCAATTATACGAGATTCCGAGCCTCAATCCAATCCACTTTCGGAACCACTCTGGCTCGTTCTCAATATGCTCGGCAATCTTCCTAATGCGTCTCTTGCCCAATCTGGAATCAAGCATCGCAAGCAACCGAATGAAGTAGTTGTCGCTTGAAATAGATTCGTCAATGGAAAGCACATTGAGGAACTGATGGACGTAATTCATTGCATCGCCGTATATGTTGGAAACAATTCCCTGATTGCGAATCGTGTCAAGATCTTGTTCCCAGTTCTTCGGATTGCTCCTAAACCACGGTTCTCCATCCACTATAATAGAGAATACATGATCTTCACATCCATGACTGCCGACTCGCAGTACCTCGTACAAGAACTTGACTCTGCCCTTCAAGTCCTCGGGAAGTCTGCTTTCCAATGTTTGCTTCGTCTTGCTCCACATATCTGTTTCCTATCGTCAAATGGTAGGGGTAGCCGGATTCGGACCGGCAATCTACGCTTTAGAAGAGCGTTGCAGTAATCCAATTTTGCTATACCCCTGTCAATGAAATCATATTTCTGCGCTTTAGACCCACGCTTCTCCGTCCACATGGGATGACTCGCGCTTCTCGGTTGTCCGACCCCAGGCAACAACCAGTCTTTCGTCCCTGCATGGTTTCCTCTCTCCATCAACCAAGTCAATTATACTCAATCCGTACACTCACCTGGCTCGAAGGACTCGGGCTTGCCCGGAAATCCCCCCTTGAGGACAAGTGCCTCGCAATCCATAAGGCTGCTCATTTGGATTGCCATTCCAAATGGGGCAACCTTGTCGTCAGCAACCTCGATGAACACAGGAATGTTCCCGTGAATCTCGTACAACTTCTGAACTCCCCTTGCGAAGTCCTTTAACCCTGTGTATTTTGGCATTTGTGTTTCCTTTCCTTTTACCTGCAAAGCCCACAATATCCAAACGACAATGCGCTCTCAAGATGGGACGCGATTTCGTTGTATTCCTCAACAGTGATTTCATATTTGTCCAAGACATCCTTCGTCGGCTCCTTCGCAGTGAAGGTCATGCAATGACAACCACCAGGCTCAGAATCGCATTCCTCGTCTTCTATGTAGTCCAGGATGTCGTCTTGGTCTCCAAAATCGTCCTTGTCAGCAACCTTGCCCTTAATGGTGAATACCTTGGTGGCGCAAAGCCATTCACTCACGGTCAGGTGCAGAAGGTCGTTCTCTATTTCATATCCTCGCATAAATGTCCTTTTTCGTTTCCGAGGACATTATACCACATTTTGGGTGCTTATGTCAATACCCCTTACTTTCTGAGCACAGATGGGACTGGCGAGATTTCCCAAGCCTTTACAAGCTAAATGCGTTCGTGCATATTGGGAACACTATCTTTGGTAGTCCCGTTGATTGAAATAGCATGTGTAACCTTAAATGACTGCCAGGGGCCAAAAAATTGGTTGTCCCCGTAGCGGTTGTCTTCAGTCTTCTCCTTCATCTTGTTTCCCACTTCATTGGTCGTGTCGCTTGGGGTGAGTTTCAATTTGTCAGTATCCAACACTTGCTTCTCCTTCATTTCCTCTGGTCTGCTAAGCAAATAGAAGCACTGATATGGTTGATGCGAAACCTTGTTGCCCCTCGTTAAGATGAAGCTGTCTCTGTTTCCAATGCTTTGGATGCAATCGTTGTAGAGGTGGCGTTGGTTGTTCCACTTCGCTTCATCCACAAGATACAACGTCTTGTCCTCCATCAAGAACTTCTGAAGGTCAGGTACAGATTCCTCTGATGTGATATCTGGATTCGGATAGAATGTGGAGTCCTTCTTGGGGCAGGAGTTCGGGGACTTGAATGTATTCTGAATCTTCTCGTTCATTATGATTCTGCGCACGAACTTGTCCTTCGTGATGTTCAAGTCCCAATAGTGTCTGGTGTAGTAGTCCTTGATGAACCTGGTGTATGACATCTTGGAGAAGGACGTAAGAGTTGGAGTGACAACCTTCGCTTCGCCAGCACCTGGGGCGTATGGATTGACCTCCCCATCAGTAATCTCGTAGAACCTGTTGAGTTGGATGAAGTTGTGCTTTGCTCGGAGCATCGTGGATTCGTCGTTGAGCTTCGCCATCCTGTACTTTCTTTCCTTCTCGTCCCATAGGATTATGCGTGGGTGGTTGTCCACGTCAAACGAACTCGGCTCCATGTACATCCTGTTGAGAAGATAGTTTATGGCAGTGAAGTAGTTGTCTTGCTGCGAAGTCGTGTAGTATATGCAGATGTCAGTCTTGCAAGGTGCTTCCTTGAAGGTCTTGGTGGCGACGTTCTCAAGTCCAACAGCATCAACCAAGAGTTTGGCTATGATTGTGGTGATTGGCTCTGGTTCCTTGAAGTTGTAGTTTGAATATTGGCAAACTGCTGAGAGCTTGTACCAAGACGCTGAGATAAGTTCAAGTCTATATGTGGTGACGTCAGAGTGCGTGTCGTGAGCTATTATCTCCATCTTGTTCACCAAGAAGACGTGGTTGAAGTAGTCCTCCTTCTTGATTGGCTTCTCCACCCAATATTCCCCATTTGGCTCACCATCTGGTCTCCTCTTGTACTTCTTCTCTGCAAGGTTCTCTGCCCATTCAACCTTCACGAGAAGATGGGGGATTCTGAACAACTTGCCAAGGTTTCTTTCACTGTCCTTATATACCAACTGTCCAGTGAGAATAAGGGCGTTCCATTGGTTTGTGTACTCGAACAACGCAACATTCGCTGGATTCAATATGATGTTCTTGTGCTTGATGTTGGTGGTGTCGTATACAGTAGCTTGGAAGCTCCAACCTGTGCCGTCGATGACCCAATGACCTTGGGACAGCTCTGGATTCGGTGTTGTCTGCGCTTGTGCCATATCCTCTTATCCTTATCAAAGTTTCTTTATCAAGTCCTTTTCAGTGATGACCCTGAATGTCTTGCCCTTCGCTTGACAAATCTTCGCGGCCATCTTCCACTTCGCCATGTTGGTGACATATGTCCGTACGCTCTCGTTGTATTGGATTGTATTCCTGCCCTTCTTTGGTGGAACAGTCTCGCCAGAGTGCTTTATCTCCACCCAGACCTCATGGAGCAAAGGCCCGTTCCGTACCCACATCACGAAATCCACGATGTAGTGGCGTTGCCTTTGCTGAACTGGGTCATAGTAGGGTATCGTGTTCATGGGATTCTCATAGTCCCACTTTATGACATCAGGGTTGTTGTCGAGATACCTTATGAACATGGCCTCCAACTTCGACTTGAACATGATGAACTTGGAGTGCTTCAGGTTCTTCTCAGGATGCGACAAGTAGTATTTGCCACGAAGGGCAGACTTGTACTTGCCCCTTGTAGCTTGCCCTGGATAGAGCCGTCTGTTCCTCATCGCCATATGTTATTTAGACCTCCTACCATGTTCCAATATTTCGTCCTGAAACTTGTTGTAAATCCCAACCATAAGGTTGTCTATGACCTACTTTGTCAAACCAATGTCAGACTTGAAACTCCTTACCTTCTGATCGTATTCGGATTGCTTCTCGTCCACATCCTTGCGCATCTTCTCCAACGTAGAGAAGTCCTCCAAGTGTTGCTACTTTGCTTTCTTGACCAAGGACTTGAGCTCGAATATCCTTTGCTCGTTGTTCAACTTGTCCATGAGCATTCTGTTTCGGACTTGCCTGTCAACACCCTTGACCTTCTTGCCGGACTTCATGCAAATGTCGAAGATTCTCTTGTTCTTCTGCTTAAGCTCCTTTATCTTCTCTTCCATTTTCGCCACGTTGTCTATGATGCTCTGCAAGGACTTTCTTTGTCCATTCATCAATTCCATTGCAGAATCAAGGCTTTCCCTCTGCTCCTGAATCTCGTTCATCCACCTTTGTGAAACTTCTGGATTCTGCTTCGCAGAACTTAACGTTGCGAGACGTTCAATGTCAGATTCCGTATCTATCAATCCAAGTGACTTGAGGTAATTCACTGTCCTGCTGACCAATTGCTTGGAGTCCTCCTTGTATTGCTTCTCCAACTTGACACACTCCTTGTAGGTTGCATCGGCTTTGACAACTTCCTCCATCAATCTGCGTCTGGCCAATTGGCGTTTGGTTGGAACAATAGACCTCTCTTGCTCAGATTCATCTATGATGCCCTATGCCATAGCCAAGAGACGTATTCTTTCCCTGGCCTTGGCATCCACCTTGTCAATAGACCATTCTTCCTCACCCTCGTCCCTTACAGATTCTTGACCATACTTGTCTTCCCAATGCAAAGTCTTTCTGTCCTTGATGATGTCCTCAAGTTCAGAAATCCTCCTTTGGGTTCTGTCCAACTTCACAGAGAGCAATTGGGCATATTGGTTCTTTCTGAGGTTGTAGGAAACTTTGTTGCATCTCCTTCTGAACGCCATGAACTGCTCGTCAGTCATTCCCATGTCCTCTGGAGTGGCATTCCCGGCATTCGCCGCCCACCAATCGTGGAGAAGAATGACATCCCTCAATCCAGAAACAGATATGTCCTTGAAGTCGAAATCGCTCCTAAGATTGCAGTCCTTATCCCAAACCTGCGCTTGGGTGTCCTTGATTTTCTCCTCGAAATTGTGAAGAAGCCTCTTGACCTTTATTGTGGCATCCTCACACATCGTGAGCATCTTCTTGAACTGACTCAACTCGTACCCCATGTTGAAGGAATAGTTGCGCCACCTCTCACTTTGCACAATCAACTTGTGCAACTTCCTCGTGTCAAGGGTTTCAAGCGCAGGGCGATTGTCGTCTGAATCCGATGTCGAACCATCTTCGGTTGTTTCTTCTCCATCAGAACCATCTTCAGAAATCAGTTCTGACTCAGAAGATTCGGGTTGTTCGCCAGAGTCCTCTTGCATTTTCCTTCCATGATCCTCTGCCCACTTTTCAAGTTTCTTCTTTATTTCTGAAAGGCTGCTGTCAGTGACTTCACTCAATATCCTCGCCCTCGTCTCTTCTGGCATTTTCCATTTATTCGGGTCTCTGCTCTAAATCTCCTTGATTGTGTCATTGATTGCGTTCATCTCAAGCACGATTTCAGAAAGTCTTTCATCTATGGCGTTCAATGATTCCTCAATGCTCTTGTCAAGTTCAAGCTTCAACGAACCAATCTTCTGACCCAACGCCAACTTCTTGTCCAATTGGTTGTTTCTCAATCCATTGTACTCGTCCTGCAAATTGCGCAACAGTTCAAGCTTGCCATCCTTTACATCCCCAATCTGAATCTTCTTCGTGGTCAACTTGTCCCACTCTGCATATAGGTCGTAGAACTTCGTCACATAAGACATAAGTTCCTTGTTGTTGGCAAACTCATCCATCAACCTCTTCAACACCATAGTGAGCTTGGAGAAGCACTCTGCAGAATGAACTTCCTTGTGATGAACGTCTCGCTTCACTTGCTCCAAGCAAAGTTCCATCCCTTCAAGTCTGTTCTTGAATTGCAGATAGTGCCTGACAAGTTTGAGGTCGTAGTCTGGGATTCGCTGCCTGAATATGGAATAGTGCGAAGAAGTCGTGGAATGAACCATTGGAATGTCATCTACTGCAACTGGCGTCCATACTTCATCAGATTTCACCCTCTCCCTATAGAAATCATCCTCGCAAACGCAAATAATGGAATTGACTGACGACACCATGACTTCTGGTTCAGAAAGAATATGACCATCCTTGTCCATCTTCACCACCAGATACTTCCAATTCCCCTCTGAACCACTCTAAATCTTCACCAAATACTCCCCAGTATGGTTCTTGTCCTTCTTTGGATCAACCAAGGCGAAGGTGGCTATTGCTGTTATGTCATACTTCTTGAGGAGACGCTTGTATTGCGCCCACTTGGTGTCATAATACGCCCTTGATGTTATCTACCTGAAGTCAGGATGCGTATTTGGAATCAACGCAATCTCAGCAGAGAAGTCATTGGCGTTGGTGAATGGAACATAGATTTCGTCAGAAGCAGAACCATTGTTGTCCATTACCTTCTTGAAGTAATCCAACAAGGTCTCAGATATCCTTATTCCTTGAAACTCCTTGACAACTGTACGTTTCCTCTTTGGAACATTGGTTTCATCCACTTCTGAATCTGCTTCAGCAATCTCATCTTCAGATGGAGATTTCTTGGACTTCCCATACGTGATGTTGCTCCAATCAGGGTCAAGATTCACGAGATTGATTCTGAAGTTCCTGTTGAGCAAATACCTCTCATACTCCATTGGGGAATAGTTCTGATGTTCCTCGTACCTATATACGTTGTCGTTTGAAACTGAATCGTCATCCAACTTCACAAGGTCGAAGGCAACAGCATCCCGAACAGTAGGATGCAGGTAGTCAATATCGTATTTGTCGAAGAACGCCTTAAACTTATTCTTGCGCTCGACCTTTCGATTTCTTTCAAAGATTCCTCGTTTCTTGTTCTTCCACTCTTCATCCGTATCGTCAGGTTCTTTAGGTACTTCTTCCCAATATTCCTTTCTCGGAACATAACGCAACCTCCAGTTGTTTGAGAACAGGTTTATAAACTCCTTCACGAGACCACTGTGCCTATCACCAGGGAGAAGCTTGTCAAGATCTTTAACTTTGCATACGTAATTCATGTCATTCTTCCAACAAACAATGTTCAATCAAGGAATATGCATCACGCTTTCCATCGCAAACTTCCTTCACCAACTCCATGCGCTCCTCCATGAAGTCCTCATAGAATGGATCTGTGGACTCGCCATAGACTTCATCCTCTATGCGCTTCACTCTCGCAGAAAGGTTGCCAGTTGCGGCCTCTGGGTTCTTTTGTGCTTGATCTGCAGTGATTGGAGCAAGCATTGGCGAATCTGGAGACAACCCAAACGGAGTGGAACTTCCACCACTTCCATTCTTTCCTCCAGATGAACCCCCATTTGCTCCGGATTCCTTCCCTGCAGAAGAACCACCCGCCTTTCCAGAAGATGATGTACCAGTATCACCATCAGAATTCTCTAAATCACCAGTTTCCTTGTTGGTGTCTTCCTTCACTTCCTTCCACCCATCATTTGGATCTGCAAGCATAAACGCAACAGAAATCACATTGTTTGATTGCCCACCGGCAAACAACTTCTGCTTCAATCTTCCAAGAACTCCTCTGTTTCCCAAAGCCTTGTCAGCCATAGACTTGCCAAACCCATCATCTTTCTTCAACTTGTTGTCCGGTGGGACTTTCATTTCACCTTCGTATTTTTCCTTCTTCCTCGTCCAACCCAATAGGAAAGAAATGTAGTCCTTTGCAATCTTGTTCGTCATCTTCCATTGCAAGGAGTCCAATTTCTTCTTGTCTTGAGGAAGCATTTCATCCGCAGTATATTTATGACCACTCATACTTGTCTTCGCAGAATCAGGTGTTCCCATCCTTCCTACCGTCTTTATTCCCATTATCATCTTGTTGAGAAACCCACTCTTGAACTTGCGCTTGTACCAATCGTCTGTAAAGCTTGTCTCTATGTCAATCCTATACGTTTGCCATGGATTCCATTCCTATCCACCAGCCAATTTGCTGTCAGAAATGGTCGCTTTCTTTTTTGCCTTGCTTCCAACATCCCCTATTCCACCCGCACTGTCAGTAACTCCACATTCCTGCTCCCAATCAACCCACGCATCTGACATACCCTTCAGATTGTCCTTGAACAGATTTTTCCAATCATGTTTCTTGTCCATCGTTTGGGCTATGTTCTTCCACGCGGAAATGTTGTTCTTGTCAGATGCGCCTCCTGAAGGATTCAATGACGCAACCTGCTTCAGAACATTGTTCCAATCTGATTGGTTCTTGCTCTTGAAATCCTTATCCTTTAATTTTTCCTCCATTCCCTTCTTCAATGCTTCCCAATTGGATTGGAAACTACTCCACGCCTTTCTGCTTGCTTCAACAACAAAGCCCTCCATATCCTCATCCCCATGTGGAATCTCCATCAATTTATTTACGGAACACTTAATCAAGCCTCCATTTCCTGTCATATCCCCCGACTCATTAACTCCACTCTTGAACGAAGAACCAGTGGCAGTTGAGGCGCTTCCTGTACCTGTTCCAGTTCCATCATCCTCACCCGATGATCTATTTGCACTCTATCCTTTCAACTGAGCAGAAGAACCGCAAATCTCATCACCATACTTCTGCATGACTTGCGCCCATGCCCAATTGTGCTTCTATACAAGTTCATCCTCGTTGATGAAGAAAGTCTTTCCCAAATTGGTCAATCCAGCCAATTTCTTCTCCACCTTTATGGCTTTGCCATCGGCTTCAACATAAATGTCCTGAATCAGGTCGCCCTTCAAGACCGATTCCAGTGTGGTACGCATAGTTATTGTACTGTCATTCTTAGCTTTCATCTTTCTTCATGCCTTTATGATGATTGAACAAGTGTATTTACCATTTTTCAACACCAAAAGAAAAGGTCCGAACCGAAGTCCGAACCAAGTCTTTATAACATCTACTATTTGGAATCGTCAAACCATCTTCGACTCGTTGATGATGTACTGAACGCCCTCTGGATCCTCCCAATACAACTGTTCGGATAGTTCAATTTCAACCCCCATTTCCTCTATGTCCTCTGGGGAATAGCCCTGCTCAGGAAGTTCCTCGTTGATGACATAATCAATCAAGGAATCGACATTGGTTGAAACTACAGTGGAAATGTCCTCAGCATCCCCGGATTGATTGGCGTTTATCACCAGAACATATACATTCCTCATCGGTCTTTTCTTCTGAATAATTCTTTTCATAATTTTGTTGGTTGTTTACAATTGTCGTTGTTATCTCTATTTACAAGTTTAGACAGCAATTCGACTATCGTCTGATTCTGCTTCATCTTGAACTCCTGCACATCCAATATGCACATGATCATCGTCAAAAGAAATCCACCTGATATGCCAAACACCAATGTGAATAGCCAACTTGGAGCATGGCATACAACAAGGACAAATCCAATCGCCAGAAGCAAAAGGAAAAACCTCAAGTTCCTCGATGCCGCACTTCCTGGAATAGACACATCACTTTTCATCTTCACCAACTTCCTTGCCATCAGAAATGTCTTTCCCAGACTTGATGTCGTCATCACATTCCTTGCAGATATATGTGATCCAACCCTTGGTTTCCACCTTGTTCTCCTTGTCCAAGGGAACGCCACATTCAGCACATGTATTGAATGTCAAGTCCTCCGCCTCGGATATATACTTGTCAGCAAGCATCTCAAGATAGTCCTTGGCAATGCAAAGTTGATTTTCCTTATCCTGAGGAAGTTCATCAGTCAAATCAGAAACAACGCCATCATTGTTCACATTCCTTATGGTAAAGTAGAATCTAAGAGTTCCAAACTTCTCCTTCACCTGATCAGCAACAATTGCCACACCATGATTCTTCGTGAACTCCATGTTGTGAAATTCAAGCACCGTGCAAAGCTGCTCCAATATATGATACCATCCCCTGGGACATTCTATTCCCCAACACATGCAAGTTTCCCTCATGGACTTCTTACGCTGCTGAAACAGGATTGGGAATCGGGACATGAATCCCTCTCCATATTTTGCATCCTTTGGTATGCCATAGTATTTGTGGAACATATTTGTATCTCCTTTGTCTAATTATACCACAAACGCCCCTTTTGGTAAAGAGGCGTAAAAAGAAGGGTTCTTGTTGCTCATTCACCCAAATGCGAATTGGTAATCACAACACATACACAACCATACGTCAACAAGGCTTGACGAGCAACTTTTCATGGGTGAACCACTCCCAACCGAGTTTGGTGCATATCCCCTTTTGAGGGACAACTGTCAAGGAGAACAACGATGAAACCTCTGAACAGCAACAACACATACTTTACACAACACCTTAATTATACGATTTTTCAGATTGATTTGAGGATATCCTGAATCTTCTCCCTCAATTCTCCGTCTTGAATCTCTTGGCACAACCTTGACACCTCAGCCAACTTCTTGAGGGTATCTGTCCTTCTCTCATACTCGTTCTTGAGGGATTTTCGCATATTCTCATCAACCACACTTTGCTCTGTTGAGAGCTTGATTGAAGGATGCAACACGATTTGATTTTGCGTCCAATCGAACCCAATCTCAACTCTGTCAATTGGAACTGTCGTATAGCACGTCAGTTGATTCTTGTCGTGCTTCCTCACGGTCAATTCAAGCGCATCTTCCCTCCCCTTTATTTGGGGATGAAGTTCGCAAAAGTTGAGAAAATCATTCAATGTCATTGTGTGTTATCCTTAAAATGGTGGAGGTGCGGAGCTGCTGCCGCTCCGGTCTTGCTCAGGCTTGAACATTGCTTGGTCATGTGCTTATGCCCATCTTGGTTTCATCTGGTGCAGATAGGGCAATAACTCCCAGATGATTTTATGGAAATGGCTGCGAATGGACGTTCCCATGCTCCATTGCAGTTGCGTTGGTGGATTAAGCCAGACAAGGTACTCTCGCACAACCTCCCTTGCCCAACTGCTGTCTTACAGATTGATGTTTCTCAATCAAGCAGCGATGGCATAGTCAGCCTCAGTTTGCTTTGGTCGGATTTTAAGGAAGCCATCTGACCAACTTCCGCACACATAACAATATCCTTGCATCTGCCAATCGATACTATTTCACCCCCAGTTTGTAAATCAACCTTTGTCATTGCAGCAGTCTTCCATAGCGTCAGTTCCAGGACAAACTCCTGTACCGTCGCAATAGGATATGAACTCAATCTTTCCCAAAGACTGCCTTGAATCTTGCATCAACTTCTTCACGAAATCAACACTGTCGAGAGCTTCGCCCAAGAGAATGTCTTTGGATGTCCTTGACAATCCAATTGAACATCTGATGTCCCGAAGCATATCCCTCAACTTTATGATAATGTTCTCTACGTGATCGTATGTATATGGAGCATAACTTCTCGCTCCAATTGGCAAACTGCCCTGCGTTTCCTTGTCGTCCATGTTGTATGGTTCTCCTTTGGTTTCCATACAACAATTATACATAATCACGTAAGAAGAATGGCGTTTGTCTCTGGCGTAACGGATGAAACCTGCGTGACGATATTTCCACAAATCCCATGACCAAACTCGCAAAGTGTGGCGTCACTGACTTCAGAATACTCCTCATAGTCTCTGGAGGTGTCAAGAACAACCTTCCAATCGTCAGGAAATCGTGAAAGCAATCTCTTAAGCTCGGCTACTGTCATTTGGATTCCTCGTCGTCTCGGCAAAGGACATCATAGACATTCTGCATCTGTGGATTGTCCGGGAATGTGCCACCAAACTGCCCAAAATAGTAGGTCATCCTATTCTTGGCTTCCTTGATGGTTGCCTTGAGTTTGTTGATTTCATCCATCAACTTCCTATGTTCACAAAGTTCCATTCCACGGAACCAACAATCCTTGCAATCGCACGTCATATATCAAATCCTGTTGAACGTCCTTATCGCAATCCTTTGATTGTGCTTGTCCAACAATTCCCTGCCTTTTTCTGGGAGATCGTTGTATATGTTCTCCACAAGCACATCTATCAAGGTATCGGGGTCGAAATTGCCCTTGAGGGTCAATATTCTGCTGCCCTCTATGCTATAATCTGGCAAGTCGGCGCCAAAGTTCACGAACCAATTGCCGGTGAGATTGATGCTGTTCCCCGTTTGATAGTCCAATCCACCTAGGTAGATGCCATTAGTTTCGTTGTTTGTCGTTTCCATGTTGTATATCTCCTTTGTTACACGTATTGTTCCAAAAGACACTTGACCTTCGCCATCATTTCCCTACCCTTTCGGTCAGCACGCCATCGTTCCTTGCATTCGCCACGAATGACAAACGACATGTCCTTGAATATCAACCCCGAGGTAAAGATGTCAATGGACAGTCCATTGAAGTTGCAGAATGCGCGAAGATTGGATTCAATTGAACCAATAATCCAAAAAGGCGCAGAAACTATGTTTGTTATCTTGTATGTGTACATTGGCGTGTATCCTATATATTATACAACTTTGTTGAATGTCAGTAAACTATCTCGTATTCCTCCTGCAAATCTGATATGTTGTCAAATACCTTCAAATCCCCATTCTCGTCATTCACCATAGCATATTGTCCAATTCGTATTTCACCAAGCCCCTCAATATACACTACGCCGGATCTCTCGTCTATGCCCCAATTCTCGCAAGGGATGTTCGCCATCACCATGAACCGCTCTATCTCGTCAAGATTGTCTATGACGTGTATTGCTGGGGCAAGGCAACGACCCTTGACCTCCAAGGCATATTGTGTTGGAGTTCTCTTCTTTACTGTCATCATTGGCTATTATCCTTGTCAGTATATTCCATCCAATATCATCTCAAATGCGGTCTTGGGGTAGTGGAACCAGAACTTCTCAAACTCGTCATCCTCCAACATAATGGCAACCATGTCGGACTTTGGACGAATCCTCAACTTTCCTCCATCACACCAACCAATGCAGCGCTTCTTGATCTCCCTCGCCATGATCTTCGCGTCAGTGCTGCTTCGGAAGTCAAGGTCAAGCCGACCGCCATAGTCCGACTCGTATCTCTCCCAAGAGAACTCATCCGGACTTATCTCATCTATGTGAATCTTCTTCGCCATGTCAATCGTCCATAAGCTTGTCAAACCCAAGGAACCGGGTAATCCACCAATGCTTGCGCTTGTTGGTCATCGTCGGAACATTTTGGTTGATTAAAGGATTGTCCTTGGTCATATAGGCATCCTCAAACGCCTGCTCATCCGAGCGAATGGCAGACATCCACACGATGATGATTGGGGATATGCAAATGTGCCACAGGAGCTGAAATGGGAAATACCCCAGCATAAGCAGGAATTTCTTGGCTCTTCGCTTCTGATCTGACATAATCAATTTCCTCCTTGGATTTTCTTTGCTATAATCTTGGCAACCTCCCCAGTCACCAGCTTCTGAAACTTCTTGCTCTTGAAGTCAATGCCATTGACAATGTTCTCAGCAATCTGCTCCAACCTCTCCTTGAACTTGGTCTTGACGATGGTTTCAAGCATCTCAAGAACGATGCCCACCTTTCGGTCTCCATATTCCCGCATATCCTTCGTCAGAACATACTTGAGCGAATCCTCGTCCAAGAGGATCTTGCCAACCTTTTCAGTGAGAACTCGCTCAAGGTCAATGTGGTGCTTTTCCTCCACAATCTTGCCCACGATTGAATAAGCACTGTTGGACAAAATCCTCTCTGCGTCCGAGGATGTACGCAACTTGTCTATGACGAAATCGCGCCAAACCCTCTCAGCCATGTCCACCATCGTATCGTGGCCGAGATAGGTGTCCAGGTTTATGATCGCGTCAGTTGCCATATCAACCCTCCTTGGAAAGCCTCTTCATTTCGTTCTGGATGAACTCATCCAGCTTCAGAAGATTCTTGAACTTCATCGTCTCGCCAGAGGATGACACGAACGTATATCCCTTGCCGGCCATCTGGTCAGTCTCAATGTCGCGATCCCAACCCAGGTAGTTCATGGTGCAAGCCATAATCATCACTGCCCAGGACATGAAGTTGATGGACCAATTGATGTTGGACTTGGTTCCGTATGCAATCCACACCCTCCGGGTTCCCATTTTGTACCTTCTGCAAACCTCGAAATGTTCGTGCTTGCCATTGTCTGCCTTGTAAATCTCATTCACCCAGGAAATGATGTCCTTCTGAACATCAGCCTCGTCCTTGACAATGAACTCGCGTTCATCAGCAAGAATTGACTTTCCATGCCCATTGTCAGTCCAGTCGAAGGTCAGAATCATCTTTTTCATGGGTTCTCCTATTTCTTTTCTTACAACACCTATATTATCTCATATTTCAGTAAGAATGTCAATACCCCTTTCATGTCAGATTTCTGACCCTTAATACCCCTCCAAAAAAGAAATTGACCCGGGATTATGCCCCAAGGTCAAGTTCCCTATTTATGGTGATGCAATCTATCAATAGCCAAATCGCTTCAATAACTTGTCCTCATCAACAAGAATCCACTCGTCATCGTAATCGAACCTCATGCCCCCATGTGCCTTTTCAAGAGCAAGTTCAACTTGATATACAAGTTCCTCAAAGCAATCAACAAGTCCAAGGTCAATTACAACAGTCTCAATTTCCCCAGACTCAATCCCAAGTTCCTTGTCGTCAATCATCCATTGGACTTCAACCTCATCTTCGGATTCAGACCAATCGTCAGATTCATCACCCTCAGAGACTTGGGCTTCAATACCATTCACCCTCAGACCGAAATCATCCACATAATCTTCTTCCTCGTCGTCCTTCTTTCCCTTTCCAATGGACTTCCAACGCTTTCGGAACCTCTCAAACTCCTCCCTATCCTTCGCCGTTAGGGGACGTGTATTCCTAGCCTTCTCGGCAAAGTTTCCCCTTATTGGATTGCAATGCTGGGTCTTATACACCTCGTCATCCTCACCCTTCTTCTGAAGGTCGTTCCACTGAACCGCAAACTCCTTGAACTTGTCACCTTGCGCGTCCATCAATACCCTTGCGAGGCGTTCCTTGTCCTTCACCAAGTCAAAGATGGACTCGTCAGAGTTCTGAAGAAGCTTGTCGTCTCCATACTTGCCCAACTTTGGCTCATAGTAGAGAATGTCCCCGGCATTGTCATCCACAATGCACTCAATCCCATTTTGATCGCAACTTGAAATGACGTCAGCGATGTATTCAACGCCAATCTTGGATTCCGTAACGATTACTTTCATGTCTATACACCTATATTGAAATTGTTGTCGTACAAGTGTATTTACAATTAAGGCATCAAAAGTTTGGGATATCCACGTTCATCTGTGCAAGAGCCTCTTGCCTCTTCTTCCAATCAATGAGAATCTTGTCCTTGTAGGGAAGGTACTTGCCATCAATCTCGTAGAACTTGCAACCAGTCTCTGCATGGAAATGGCAGATGAACTTCCTGAAGGTGGCGTCAGGCTCAACGAAACCACCCTCCTTGAGGATATGCTCGTACATCGTGAGCTGAAGCCCGTAAAGATTCAATTCGCAATCTTCAAGGTCGTCGATGGGAGAAAGGAAGGTGTCCCCCCACTCGTTGCCAGTGCGAATCTTCTTGTTGGTCTTCCAATCCACCAAGATGTACTCGTTGGGGTTGGTCTTGTGCTTGCCAATGAGGTCAATCGTTCCGGCCACGTTGATAACCGAGTCGAAGATGATTTTCTCGCTCTCGTAGTCGTAGGGACGCTCCTTGAGCTTGCCACAAACAGCCTCAATCTGCTTGAACACCACCTGCTGCTCCGGGGAGAATTGGGAATCATCCACGAACTCGCCATTGAAGATTCGCTCTGCTACACTGTGCATCCTCGTTCCATGCTTGCATGCGGTCTTGTTGATTTTCGCCCACCTGTCCTTTATCTCCTGCTGGGTCACGCCCTCCTTCTTTGCGCAAAGGGCAGACATACCCTCCAAGTCAAAGGGCTTCTGATACTTGTGGATTAGCGTGGTGACGCTGATGGGCTTGTACTTGAGTTGCTGATCCTTGTCGAACACCCTATACACATGTCCCTTGTCCTCAAAGCAAATCTCAAGTCCATTGTGCTTGATTGCTGCCTTCTTCTCTGAACTTACTGCCATTGTTGTATTGTCCTTTCGTATTAACTAAACTCTATGTCCTTCTCGTCAATGCCATATTCAGAAAGAAACTCAACGTATTCCTGAATCCTGCCATAGGTGCTGTTCATTTCAGACTCCATCTTCGCCAAAGACTCCTTGAGTTTCTTGCACTTCTCCTCAGCTTGCTCACGTCCATACGTTGCCGTACCCCAAGAAGCATCTGACTTCATTTCAATCGCAAAGGCATTCACCGAAACAAGCAAGTCATTCACTTCCATTGCATCGGCAGCAGTATTGACCTTTGGGATGCCCAACATCATCGTGGCAAAGGCATCCCCATACCTGTCGAGAAACTTCGCCGCAATCGTACACATCAACACATAGGAAAGTTTGCTTGTCGATGTGCTTCTTGACGAACCCCTGAAATACCAGCAGAAATCCTCCACCACAAGGGCTTGCTTGAAACCCCACTCTTCATCGCTCAATGAATCCACAAACTTCTTGATGATTTCTGAATCAATGTCCTCCATCAACCAAGGCGCATATTCATCGTTGGATGGAATCAAACGCTTCAATTCCACCCGAATTGGTTCCAAATTATACGGACCCGGCTTGTGGATGACGAAACCAAACCTGACCTTGGAGTTGAAGTCGCCAACCGACAGACCATATTCATGGTCGCTGTACAAGGCGTGACGACGATATCCCGGAATACCAAAGGATTTCGCGCACTTCAAGTCTATGCATTGGATGTCAGATGAATACATGGGTGTTCTTTCTTCTCTACATTATACAACTTATGAAGATGGAAGTTAAAGATTGACTACAATCCCAAACTTCTCAGAAAGGGTGTTCATCGCGTCTGCCGCACCATTGCAAGTCAAGTCAAATTGAGCGTTGTAATCCCCAATCTTCTTGGACTCTTCCTTGAGCTTGCTCCTGAAACCTTCAATCTCCCTCTCGTAATACTCATTCCTCCTGTAACTTAACACGGACAAAGAATGAATCACGCCCATCACATTGGCAGCATCGTCAAGGTTCTTGATGGTATTCGGATAAAGGCAAGCGATGGCCAGTGCTGGGCCAAACTTACGAATCATCATGCCAGCGAAAGTATATGCAATGTTGTCGAGATTGACTCCCTCAGCCATCTTGCGCCAATCATCCCTCTTGAACTTGAACAGGATTCTGTTTCCCTGCTCAAACTCCACAACCTCCAAGTATTTCCACCACTCGTTTCCATGTCCCCAAGCATCCTTGACTTCAAGGAATTGCAAATTGGGGAACAGATTGTGGAATGCCTTTGGTGAAATTGGAACATAGTCCTGCTCCTTGAACTTCTTGTATAGAACCTCCTGCATGATGTCATTCTTGCCAATATAGACATTCACCAGATAACGAGAGGTGATATATGCGTCACACCGAGCAAAATAGGATTGAAGCCTATAGCCAGAAAGTTCAAGGGCATAGGATTTCCTACGGTTGCAATGCCAACCGTAGTTTCTCATGTGCTTGAACACATCAACCCAAGATTGTCTATTCATATTTCTTTCCTCTGACTTCTAATTCATCATTAAGATAGTTTGTATTCAATGCCAAACCTGCGTAAAATCTCAGAACATTGCTCAAAGGTATTGTGGTCTTCGCTGTTGTAGATGTCAAGTTCCTCAATCTCCCTCTTCTTCTGCAATATGAGGGTCTTATACTCCCTTATCTGAGACGAAATCCTGCCAGAGCCATCCATTTCATTCACGAAGTCGTCAATCTTGGATATGTGGTCATGCACTTTCTTTGCGTCCCACATTGACTTGACTTTCCCAGGGAAGGACAAAGCAATTGCCAGGAAACTCCCATTGTCGAACAATAGTCCCCCGGCAAGGGAATTGGATGTGCGCTCGTCATATCGGTTCAATTCCACAACCCAATCGCCACACAAGCCCTTGAAGAAGGAACGCCCAGGAGCAAGCTCAACGATTGCATCCCTATACCTCGGCATGTCTGAAAGGATTGTACGAAGCAACTTTGGGTCTATTGGATACGTATCCTTCCACCCATCAAACCTCCTCTGATAGCGAAGCTCTACAACGCTTTCAAGGGGATGTTGCTTGTTCCAATACATCGTCAGGAAGAAGTAATCCACAAAGCAAGCCATTGAAGGAAACCCAACCAGAAGGAAGTTGTTGGTTCTGAAGGCAACCTTCTGAGTATTTGGGATACTGATTGGATGCGTCTTGTCAAGGGGAATCTTCGTGAGTTTCAATCCCATTTCATCATGCCTCCACTTCTGGCTTTGTGCGACAATGTTCATCAATGTCAATCTCTATGCCATATGTGTCAGAGAGAATGTTCATTGCATCAGCAGATTCCTCAAACAACTCAGAAAGTTCATCCTCATTCTCCTTGAGCGAAATCTCCAACCCCTTCAACTTGTCTATGCACTCGCGCTTCTTGACATTGTGTCTGTCGATCTTTATGCTGTACGCAACGTCATTGATGTCAGTTAGCGCTGCAGCTATGTCGTTCAATTCCCTTGCAGTGGAGATTCTGTCGCCATATAGAAGGAACAATGGAAACTTGACTTGCCAATTGGTCAAGAACCTGCCAATCAGGCAATCACTGAGACGATTTGCTATCTTGCCAACATTCATCCCAAGATCACATTTGATTGCTGGTGTCTTTCCATCTGGCAACGTCGTCAGAAGACATTTGATTTGTCTGCATTGCTCCAAAGACTCGCAATTAAAGGAACTTTCCTCTCCAACGAACATATCCACGAACCTGAGCCACGTTATGTAGTCGATTCGCTTCCATTTGTCTGCGGGAATTCCCCAATCATCCTTGCCATCAAGAACTCCATACTTGACCTCCACAAATGCCCATTGGGATGGAGGTGGCTCAATATGCACACCGATCAGAAAGCGCATTCTTGTTCCATCATAGCAATTGTCTATTCGGAAACAAGATGAAGTCACGAACGCCCGATTGACAAATCCCTTTATGTGTTCAATTCCGGAATCCACGTTCTTTACTGCGGTCAAATATAGTTTCTCAGAGGACATGACTCAATACCAAGGATAGTAGAACACAACATGGTCGTCATCCCAACAAGACAAGGCTTCGACAAACCCCTCCTTGTACCCAGCAGCAACAATCTTCTTCACGTCATCCTTGGTCAAATAGACCTCAACCAGATTGTCATGTTCCTTGTCCTTCCAGAAGTTGTCTATGATGAAGTTGTGCAAATCCCAATCCCTGTCGAAATAAGCAAGTTCCATCAAGAGGTCAGTTTCATCCAACCCAAACTGCTTGCCATCAAAGATGGGACGCAAGTCATTCCCCAGACGCAAGCCATGCTTCTTGGCAACCCTACGTACAGCGCGGCGAAGATTCCTAACTCCAACCTTCTGCTCATTGGTGTATGAATCCCAATCATTGTAGCCAAACTCATTCTTTGGCAAGGAATCCATCAACCCCTTCCACTTTGGCTTGGCCGACAAGGCTTCAATGTCCTTGGAATACGCCTTGCGAATCTCGCCAAACTTCTTTGACGCTTCAACTCTACGCTTTGAAGTTCTGTACAAATGTCCATCAAGACCCATTTTCTGCCTTTCCTTTCTTTGGATTCATTTGGTGATATTATATCACATCAGAAAGGGAGCTGTCAAGGGGGTATCCACCAAGAAAGCCAGAATTATCCTCCATTATGGAATGGGCGTGGATAAGGTCAAAATCGTGTCCATCACACTTAACGCCAAGTCCTTGCAGAAGAAGGATATTGTCTATTTTGGTTCTATATTCGTCAGGAAACCTTATGTTCTCCATCATCTTGCCAGAATTCTTCTTTCTGACTATATGGCTTGATTCTATTGATTGCATCTCTCTTGCTATGGAAACCAATAACCTCTTTGTATCTGAATGCAATCTTTGGAAGAACACCGGCATTTCGTTCAACATTCCTTGTTGGTAGGTTATCTCGCCATCATACAAACGCCAATGCCAATAGCAGAAGCTTGAATTCAGCCAGCAATACGCCAAGTCCCGAATTTCCTCGTCCTTGAACGTAATCATTCTCTTGCCGGAGCGAAAGAGGTCAGAAACATAGGCGACAGTATTGTATCTGCAAGTGGTGACGAAGTTCAAGTAGTAGTCTCCATCCTCGCAAACATAGTCGCCAAACTTCTCGCCCATTGACTTTGTTTGCCATGCGAGCAACAAGGGTTCAAGTTGTGGAAAGCACTTCGCGTATCTGCCACCAGTTGACCTTTGTGGGGTGTTGCCAACGAATCTGGCAAGAAAATCTGAATCCAGAACCTTGTCCCTCTCCCCATTCCTGAAACGAACCATGCCAGCAACCTTGATGCCAATTCCCCACTTTCTGTTGTCAGTGACCAATATTGCAGGGCGAACTTGATTCTGATGGTTGGTGTTGAACACGCCATGTTTCCTGCCATTGAACAACTGACCTGGAATGTTGTCGAATGGAATCACGAAACCAGAATATCCAGAACCAAGTTCCTCACGCAACACCTTGAACTTCTCGCGTCCCAAATAGTTCTGAGGCGTGAGAAGCACAGTTCCCTTGCAACCAACCTCGCTCAACACCTTCTCCATCACCACTGCATACAGTTCATGCGTATCATGCGCTATGTCTGTCTGTTTCCAATTTTCAGGAATCTTATCGACCTTGGCATATGGAGGATTGGAAATCACCCTGCAATCAGGAGGCAAATGCACATCATCGTCAAGAAAATCACCTGGTCTTGAATGGATATATCCAACAACATCGTCTCCATAGATGAAGCCAATGGTATTGACGCAAATGTAGAGAGCCAAAGCATCCTTGTCGTAAAGCCAGAGCCTCCCGGACTTGATTAAATCCCTCGCTCGGGATTTACCAATGTATTTCAGATATGCCAATATCAGGTTTCCCACGCCACAACAAACATCGCATACGTTCTTGCCATCCAAGCCATCAAGCCACGTTGCCATCAGAGTTGCAACATCATCTGGCGTGAAATACTTTCCAAGTTCCTTCTTGCTCTGCTTGTTGACGTGCGCCAATCCAATCTCATAAAGTTCCCCAAAGTTGGATATGGACAAGATTCCATCAGTATAGTATGGATTGTTCTTCCCAAATCTCTTGAGAATGTCCATCCAGGTTCGGTCAAGTCCAATCTCGTCAAGTGATTGCAAATATTCTTCTGTTGTCATGTTTCAATTATACCTTATAGTATAATTGTCATCAAGGGCATTGAAAAATGAAAGAACCCCAATCTGATGAACACGCTTACAATCTACAGTAGAAGATATGACTTGAACGAAAATGTAACAAACGGTGGAATGTCGGGAAAGGCGTTCTTGGACATAGACAACAAACTTGGAACGCCATTCATCAACATGGACAGTGCGTTAGATTATTTGATGGAGAACAACATACCCATTCACAGAATAGAGTTCAACTACATGGATAAATATGGTATCCAGATGTTCAAGAGATTTGATGTTGTCATAAAATAATGGTAAATAGGTATCGCCATGAAGATAATAAACAAGACATACCGAGACGTCCGAGAAGGAGAGTCCCCAATCCAAAAGACTCCAATATCAGAGCTTCAAACTGCAACTGACTTGCCTTATGGTTCACTTATTCATATTGTCAAGAGAAATTCTGAGGGCAATTATGAATCCCAGAAGATGACAACTGATACATTCAAGCAGAAGATTTACGATGCAGTTCAAAATACGCTCAAGACCAGATATTGGGATACACATGAAAATCCAACAGATACAGAGCATATTCAACCAGAAGCGTCTGGATTTGAACGACCAGAAGGAACTGCATTTTCCGACCTGGTGAAATATCTACAAGCAAAGGATGCCCTGAGAGAAGAACGTGGAGAAACAAATCCAATATACACCCCAGAAGAAGTTCCCGAAACTGATCCAAATGGATTCGTCTATCACCTATACTACGACTTCGACCTCATCAAGAGATATATGGTGGTCAAGGATGGAGACATAGAAACCAACATTTCCAAGTTGGAGGAACGTGTAGACGAACTTGATTGCTATTTCGCCCCAACGATGAGATTCGCCACAACGGCGCTCGACAATAATGTTGAAGTGGTTGTGAGCAGTGACACGTTGAACCACAACCTCACTGAGAACGACACCTATTGCCAAATGAGCATTGAGTCCGGAAACAAGATTTCCAACGAATGGACTTGCCCAGAAAGTGGCAACTTGGTGATTTATGGTTGGTTGGATTCCTCAGAGTGCTTGAACAACAAGGCCACCCCATCTGCATTTTGCGTGATAGAGGGGAATGTCAACAAGAATTGGGAGATTCTGTCAGTCTGCCCAGTTATGCCAGCAAAGAGCATAACATACGTTGGATTCAATCTCATGGTCAAGAAAGGTCTGACCATAAGGGCAAGAACAGGATTCATTTGTGGCGTGAAGTCAAGCCAGTTCCCCAACCAGCAAGATGGATATGACACGTTGGCGAATTCCAAGGCAAATGGCTTCAAGTGCATGATATACCTCAAGGAAGGGGACAACAAAGACAAGGAAGAAGGGACGGGAACGGATGACAATACTTGACAAGGCGAAAAAGGGTGAAGATCCAATCAAGGAAAAGACCCCTATAAACGAAAGCAAGGAAACGCCAAAGCAGGATTCAGAGGAAAAGGTAGCAAAGCCAGACGCAGAAGTCGTTTCTGACAGCTCCCAAATGCTCTCTGCGGTTGAAAGCCAATTCAAGAGCATAATGCAGGAGTTTCAGGCAAGCAAGGGATTCAGTGTTGATACTGGACAACAACCAGTAGACACTATGGTGGAACTTCTTTCTTCTGCTGGCGTGAATGTCTCAATAGTGCTTCTTCTGTCATACATTCGATATTGCATCAACCACGGATTGAAGAAGGACATAACCATCAAGATTGGCTACAACAAGCCGGCAGCAATTCCCATGAACTTCGCTGTCAACGAAGAATTGCTTGAAGAGATATTCCCTGGTGATGTTGTTGAAATCAACTAAAGTTGATAATCAATTGACCTCAACAACCTTTGCGTTCGCTGAATTGTCTTTCTTCTCAATTTCAGAAGTAGCCAACGTGTGCATTTCGTCCATCTTCTTCATCACAAGCTGCTCTTTCACGAATACAACTTGATTCACAAGCGAACCCAACAACTTTTGCAATTCTGATTGTTTGTCAGAATTGTTCTCAAGCTTCAATTCAATTATTTTGTTCTTTAACTGGTCCCTGGTGGAAATAGTATAAGGATACCCATCTCCTTCCCCCTCAATGGTTATCGGTTCTTCCAATTCAAGATCATATCTATTGACTTCATCGTAAGCATCCTTTGTCAATTCAGCTTCGCTTCCCCAATACCTGACGACCACATCCTCACGAATGGTACGTTGCTTTGCTGTGTCAAATTCGGACTTCCTGTCCATGACAAGTTCCCTGTCCTCGGTCTTTACCTCATTTGTTCCATCGTCCTTGGAATCCTTGTCGAACTTGACGACTTTCACCTTGATTATGGAAGAGAACAACTCATATAGGGTATTCCCTTGGAGCATCTTGTCAATCTTGGTGTAGTCCTTTATGTCATCGTCGGAAACTTGGAAGAGGTTTGTGTGATTGATGTCAAATTGCTTGTCAGACAAGGCAGAATCTACGTCAAGTTGAAGCATACGCAACTTTCTCGTAATCTTGTACACTGTCTCAAAGTCGTCCCAAGAACAATCCTTGAACCAAAGTATGAGACGTTTCATCTCGCCAACTATGTAGTCAAGAACGACAACTCTGAAGAACCAATCTGGCTTTCTCAACACCCCATGCTCGTCAAACTTCTCCAATTCCCTCAACTTGTCCTTGAAGTACCTTTCCTTCTCTTGCGAAGTCAAGTATTGAAGCTTGTCCTTTTCGTAGGAGTTCATTATCTTCTCGTTCCAAACTTGCTGGAATATTCTGAATCCAACATCCAACTTCACAACAGACACAACTGAATCTTGCTCGTCGAACGCCTGTTGGATGATGTCAGTGTCAATCTGTATGATTTCGTCGGATATGTCCTCGCGCTTCTTCGCAAGCGTGTTTATGCTTCTGGTCAAATGCACCTTGTCCTCAAGCAATTCCTCCCTCTTGTCAAGGTTGAATTGCGTGGAAATCTGAGACTCCACATTGGACAACTTGCGCCTCTCTGACTTCAATTGCGAATCAACCTGACGAAGTTCCCTCATCTTGGATTGGTACTTGTTCCTGAGCATCTTTCTATAGTCAGGCTTGAAGGTGGTATATAGTTCATCCTTTGGATCTTCTCTGTACCATAGGTTGTTCTCTGGGGCGTTGTACAACTTGGCAAGAAACGCGCTAATCTCCTTAACTGTCGATTGAGCCTTGCGTATGGTGGCAACTGCACTCTCAGAGTTCACTGCTTGGTCTCCAATGTCAGTCCTCAACTTGCCAAGTTTCTTGTTGTAGGTGGCTTCAGCAAACCTGTTTGTGAAATCGTCAAAGTCCTTGGAGTCCAAGATGTCTCCCATTCTCATGGTCTCAATTCCACGCTTTGACATCGCAGTAGAAGACTATTGAGAAGTTCCCTGACCATTTCCACCGCCAGTTGTCGATCTTAGTGCATTCGTTCCAGCATCAAAGGTCTTCTTCACCAAAGGAGCCGACATGTCTATCACATTGTTGTTGTCAAGAGCACCTGGATCTCCAGCACTGGTTGCAGAATCAAATGTACCAGAATCATAACCCGTCATCTTGACATAGTACTGGAATACTGCTGTATTCATGTTGTTGGCGATGCAACTCTTGAAAGTTATGGTAAGCTTGTATGCGTCAGGAAGCACTTCACCATTTTCTCTATGACCCAACCCTTCTGGATTCTGAATGTTTGCGGCATCGCCTCTATCAACACCAATTCTGAGGTTCGCGCCACCATCCTTCACGCCATTTCCCTTGAAGAAGTCGTTTGGTGTCATTCTATTCAAGCCAATCGGATATAGCTTGAAGTCGCCAGTACACATGAGATGACGCTGACCAGTTGGCAACCACACCTCGTACAACGCGCCAGGAAAGGCCAATATCGCCTTTTGGATGGAACGATTGTTGTGTATGATGGTATTGGCGCACATGTAGTTGTTTCGCGCCTTTACCACATTGTCGTTGATGAGAACGAGTTCAAAGGTAAAAGATGCCGGTTGCCCTCCATCTGGTCCCTTCCAAGATGGTGCTGGAAACAGATTGGCAACTGTTCCCTATGAACCAGAAGCTGCTGTTGCAATGTTCGCAACCATTTCTGCGCCCTGTTTAATCATATCCTTTATCTTCCCAACCAAGGAATCACGTTCTCCCCATTCTGACTCATTACTGGCCTCGTTTATCACAGTTGAACCACTCTGCACGATATATGGAAATATGTAGGTGTTTCCATATACCTTTTGCCTCAAGCAGAAGTAGAGAATATATGGAATGTCAATCACCATTGGCTTCAATGGGATGTTGGTGAATATATCCTTCACCTTGTCCATGAAGCTGTTTCCTGTGGACTTCGCGTCTCCAGCACCTTGGCTGGACTTCTCTGTAACAGTGGTATCTGCTTGCGTGTCGTCCTTTGGACTATCCTTTGCGCCCTGAACCATCCCAGCTATCTTCTTCACGAAGTCAATCATCGTGCTTGCAGTGTTCTTGAAGAAATACTCCTTGACCACCACAAATGGCACGTTGTTCAACATCGTGTCCATCGAACGGATTGCCTCGAAAGACGATGGCGTTATTGCAATCTATGGCCAGGTCTTTTCTGCGTCGGATGGTCTGAACGAATACATCGTCCAACCACCGGTTTCAGGGCCATATGGGTTGAACAACTGCTGATCTCCATCGTGCATCATTGCTGTAAGGCCAGTCACAACCTCTGCATCTATGGCTTTCCACCCAATCGTCCTGTTCCTGTCCTTCGTTGGTTGAATCCCGTTGTCCTCGCTTGGAGAATCGTTTCCCATAGGCGTGGTGGTTGAGGAACTTTGCACCTACTATGACGTGTTGTTCTGCTGTTGTTGCTGCGGAGTTTGTGTTTGGGGCGTTTGGTCATCGTCAGTGGTATCATCTGGTTCTTCATCCCACCACCACTCCGGATCATCAAAATCCTCATCCTCCCAATCCTCTTCATCTTCCCAATCTTCCCAATCTTCGTCCCAATATTCATCGTCCCACTCGTCCTCCATCTCCTCCTCTTCGTCTAACAAGTCCTCCAAATCCTCCTCTTCCTCGTCAAAGAGGTCGTCCATATCCTCTTCAGCATCGTCAATCATGTCCTCCACTTCTTCGGCTACATCATCAACGGCATCTTCTATCTCTTCATCTGCAAGTCCAAGCATATCGGAAATGGAATCAGCCAAGCCACTTGCCATGTCAGTTGCGGCGTCCCAAGCATTGGATGCAAAGTCAGCAAGTCCCTTTGCTGCGTCTCCAGCAATAGTGGCAGCATCCTTTGCTGCCTTTCCAAGCCCATCTATGAGCGAACTTCCAATGCCAGAAACACAATCAATCATACTATTGGCGACATCACCAGCAACACCAAGCGCACTCTATGATTCAGAACCCTTACTTCCAAAGATGGAGCTTCCAATGCCCTTTGCTGTATCAAGCATCTTGTTTGCGACATCCCCGGAAGTATTGAGTATGTTGTTCGCCAAGCCATTCTTCCCGGCAAGGCCAGATTCCCCATCTTTGCCCACCGCTATGTTCTTCACCAATTTGCTGGCTTCACCTATCGCTTCAGAACCAATCTTTCCTGCTCCAGATACAGCACCAGTTACAGCATCCTTTGCTGCCCCAAATATGCCACCTATCGACAATTCACGTCTGCTTTGGATTTGCTCAAACCCAAGATTCGTGTCCTTCACCCCAAAGACCTCTATGGCAACTTCTCTCGCAAGCTCCTCGCCAACCATATCAATAGCCTGTTGGATTGCAGATTCAAGCAAAGACTTTCTTGAAGTATCGTGTTGTTGCTTCATGTCATTGACAATATGCTCATTGTATTTCTCGTCTAGAATGTAGTAGGGGTTTGGCTGCTATTCAGTTGGTGGTGGATCATCTATCCTTGAAACCATCTCACCTACTGTTGAAAGCATATTGTCTATTGGCTCTTTGGTTATGCCATCAAGTGTCTCTTGCGTCAAGAACCCACCATAGGTCTGCTTGGCGAACGTCCTAATCTTGGTTGCCATTGAGGTTGCTCGTTCAATCAATATGCGTTTCGTCTGAATCTTCAACTTCTGACAACTTGCAATGGAGTTTCTCTGCACACGTTCAAGTCCCTCTATGGCATGTTTAGCAGCATTGTCCAATGCGTCAAGAACCCCCTTTGAGGTCTCAAGCACTTGCTTCACCATTGGAGTAGCAGCGTCGTCAAACACCTCCCCCGCCTTCTTGGGTGTCTCCCTCCCAACAATCTGACCCAACTTTCCAACCAAACGTCCAAACTTGCTTGTCTTCTTGTCGCCAGAATGGAGCTTCCTTGTCTTTGTCTGCTTGGATATTGCTTCAACCTTCCTCGCCCCATTTCTGGCCTTTTGCATCAAGTTGAAGGCAGAACGTTCAATCCCTTGCAAGAAATCAATGTCTGATTCAGAAGACATCCTTGAAGCCAAGAGCTTCAACTCTTCTGCCCTCTTCTTCACCTCTTGGAACTTGTTGCTTTGTCCAATGTCTTTTCTCTTCGTAGGTTTCTCCATAGCCATCTCACTTTCCTGAAATTATGCTTTCGTGCGTCAATTTCGCGCCATCTGCTCCCTATCCAACAACATGGTATATCACCCTGACGTACAATGCATTGGAGTCTGGATCCTCGTCCTTCTTCACTGCAACGCCATCAACCTCAACCCTCGGCTCGTTGGTTTGGATTGCCCGCTTTATCTCTTCGCAAATTGCGTCTTGGTTGAACTCGTTCATCTGTTGATACATTGACAAATGGAGCTTGTGTCCAAATTCTGGACGAAGTATGCTTTCCCCAGCCCTCCACATCAGAATATTGCGAATGGAAAGTTTCACCGCCTCCACGTCATATGACATTGGAACATCATATGCCTCCAATCCACTTGAACCAGGATTGCTTGGGTCTTCCACCCTTCTTGGCATTCTGAAGCCAAGCATATCCACGTCAGAGTAGTGGTATCTCTTCTTCAACTTTTGCTCTGTAGGAGCATCCAACTTTACTATCAAACTTCCCATGTCAGAAATCTCCTTATGCTACAGTACTTCCCTTTGCGTCTTGCTTCGTCACCATTGTTACGAAACCCTCCAATGGCGTTGGTTTCGCGCTGTTTGATGTCGTCATTCTGTTGATGAGCGTCCCAAAGTCCTTGGTTGAGTTCTGTTGTGGCGTTCCTCCACCAGCATTGAACACGCTCTTGACAACATCGCCAACCAATCCAGTGGCAGATGCGATGCCATTGGCCGAAGCATTCAATGCAGATGACATTATGGACGTGTTGCCAACGTCAGCCTTCGCTTGCATTATTTGGTTCAACGCCCCTGCAGCCTGACCTGGACTTATTGCTCCATCTGTCATTCTGGACAACGCACCACCCATCACGTTTGCGGCATTGCCTACTGTGTTTCCACTTGCAGGAAATACTGTGGAAAGTGCCTTGTCGAAGATTCCTCCAACAGTGGTTGAATTGCCATTGGAAGCAGATGTGGCGTTTGCCACTGCACCAAATGCTGTTTGGGTCTTTCCAAGAACGTTCCCAAGCGCATTCCCTATTGTTGAAAGCAATCCACCCTCTTGCTTGCCAGATTCGCCAGATGGAGATTGTGCGGCTTGTTGCGCCTGAGCCTATGGGGAAGATGGCGTGAATGCGTCAAGTGCAGCAGATGCTATTGAGCCGGCAGCACCAACAGAACTCTTTGCCACGCTTGTGGCAACGTCCAAAGCACCACTTGCAGCATCAACAGAAAAATCCATTCCAGATTGAGCAAGGTCTATTGCACCACCAATTGCCTTGTCCATCATGGATTCGTCAGTTCCACCACCTTCAGCGTCATCTGAAGTCCATCCTTCCTCCCCTGCCGTGGCTTCAGCTTGCTCTGACCCAACATCCATCATGTCATCTTGGATTTCTCCCTCGAAATCTGGTTCTCCATAATCCTCGTCAATTCCAGATTCCTCTTCCATAGTGTAGTCGTCAAGGTCTTCATTTGGATCACCAGAATCGCTCTCGCCATCGTCCTCCCAATCTTCAGATTCGTCTCCCCAATCTTCGTTGTCGAAGTCGTCCTCAAGCTCATCTTCCTCCATGTCGTCTGCCAAGTCCTCTTCGTCGAAGTCCATTTCGCAATCTTCTTCCTCGTCATCCCCAAACTCGTCCTCGTACTCGTCCTCGTCATATTCTGGATCTTCATCATCCATCCACTCCTCTTCATCCTCTCCTGGCATGTCGCCTTCCTCTTGTTGCTCTATCTCATCTTCAAGGGCTTCCATATCCCCCTCGTCCGTGCGCATCTGCTCCCTCCAACGCTCCAACTCGTCCTCATATTCTGGCTATTCATCCTCTGGATTCTCCTATGGATCTGGTTGGGAACCGCTACCTGAATTCGGCGAAGATGAGAATATGAACCCTGTCCTATTCCCCAAGTTGGTTGAGCCAGAGCCAGAGCCGGCAACGTCTCCTGTCAAATCCACCAAGCACATGTCGCAAGAAAGGGTCAATGAACGCAGCAGGTTGCTCACACCTCCACCATTTATCTCGAAAGACGCATAGTTCGTTGGCTTGACTCCAATGTACTTGTAGGAATAGTAGGTGTATTTAGCGTCCTTTCTACTCTATTGTGCGTTTGGATTCTCCCTATATCTCATCCTTGGACGTTGAACCTCAAGAGTTGCCATTGGATATGGCGTTGCCCATTCAGTGTAAACCTTGTCGGGTCTATACCACCAAGGTGAGTTTATGTCCTTCATCCAAGGATAGAAAAGTGAATCCAAGATTGAGAACTCAGTATCCACCATCTAAAGCGTTATCGTCTATTGCCCATCCGAAGCATAGGGGGAGAACGAACCAGCAGTGGTCTTTCCAAACAAGGTATCTATCGTCTCGGCATTCGCTGGCTTTATCTCTGGCAAAGATGCCTACCTGACGAATGGGGTCAAGTCAACACAGTTGTCAGGAAGCGAGGTGTCCTACGTTCCACCTTGAATGCCACCCTTCCCCTTGAATGGTGAATTCAATTTGGCGTATTGTATAGCTGGAGGACTATTCTTTTCCTTGCCTTTATCCAGCTTTGACACATACCCATCCAGAAGATAAGGACACTATATGAGATTGCCAACGGCATTGTGAAACCAGAGGAACACGAAATACTCAGGATCCGTGATGATGGTATAGTTTGGCACAGTAGGTTGATGGAACTTGTCAAGCCAACGTTCCAACCCCTGATGTGCGTCGTTACCCATTGGATCCTGAAATGGGTTCTTGGTCAGTCTATCCTGTAAGAATGCTTTCTCCATTGCATATCGTATTTACCATTTATCGGTCAAAGCGACTTGCTTTCAACCACGACATACTTTGCGTTGAACTTCTTGAGCAAGTCCCTTATGCGCCTTGATTCATCCTGGGTGTTGGAATAGATGTGGAACACATGGGATTCAGAATTGGAAATGGGCATCTCAGAGAACTGAATCCCACTCTCGTTGAGGAATTTCTTTGCATACTCCAAGTTCTTCTTGAATATCACCACATCCACCAGCCAAAGGCGTTGCTTTCTGACCTTCATTTCAATGTACTTGACCAAATACGTCCCGACGAAGTTTGCGAAAGCTGTCACAATGGCTTTGAGCCATAGGGGAAGTTCGCAAACAGTATAGACAATGACCACTACGTAGAAGCCAAATGCGATTGCCGATATGAAGGATGACCAGAACATCCCTCCCTTGACAGTGATGATTGTTCTCGCCGTATTCAGAATGACGTTGACCACCGTGAGTACGATGAACAACATCAACAATCCCATGTCCAATTCATTCATTGCTTTGTTCCTTTCTCAACACAATATAATATAGCACATTTGCGCATAAAAGTCAAGGGGTGGAAAAATCCACCCCCATTTGCTTGATAACCAATGTTGTAGCCCAACAATGTCAATCTTCCTTGCGCTTGATTACAAGGTTCTGGCTCCACTCCTTGCCATCCAACCCAAGCGCATCAAGCATGGTTGGGAAATCATAGGCAAAGGCATCGTTGATGCTTGTCAGATTCTTGATTTCCATATCCTCCAACATCATCATGAGAGTGTCATCATCAATCAATTCGGATTCCAGAAGATCTCTGAAGTTCTCTTGACCCTGACCCCAAAGGAGTTCAAGCAATTTCCAGGGATCAGTAATCTCCTGCTCGATTGTCATCTCGCAAATTGGCTTCTTGTTCTCGCCAAAGTCAAGTATCTTGGTCTCACCATCCTGCTTGTACTTCTTCTCGCCATCCTTCACCTCATCAGGTGGAGTCTCGTCCTTCTCCTGAACCAACTCAACCTCGTCCTTGGCATATTCACCAGGATCCCTGTCGGCGAACGTCACAGTGTATGGAAGTCCCTTCTTTTCCTTGTCCACAGATGAAATCTCACCAACCCATCCCTTTGAGGCAAGTCCTTTCCCAACAACCTTCACCTTGTCGCCAACCTTGAGCAAGTCATCGTCAGATTCAAGTGCCACTGGCTTCTCTGGATCAACGAAAGAACCATCCTTCTTGAACTGCTCGACATCGAGATCAAGGGCAGAAACAATCCACCAGAAATCCCGGATAGCGTCGTTCAACTCCACCTTCGTTGGGGATTCCTCTCCAAACCGAGAGTCAATCGCGTCCATTATCTCCTCTTCAGTGCGAACGTGAGAGTTGATGAGGTTTGTGAGGTTCTTGTTCGCGTCAGGGTCGTCAAGGAGGTCAAGCACGTCCCAAACGTCGTTTGCGTCAACCATGACCGTGGCTTCCTTCATAGTAACCTGCTGACCAATCTCCTTCAAACCATCGTCAGACTCAAGCGCAAATGGAACAAACTTCAGGTCTTCAGCTCTAACAATGCCAACAACCTCCTGTCCAAACTTCGCAAAGTCATCCTTGGTCTGAATGTGCTTCCTCTCAAACGCCCAAGAATTGTCGCTCTTGTCGAAGAGGATATACTGATCATACCCATCCCTCTTTGCAGTTTTCTTGGCGTTTGCAATCACAATCTTCTGGCCGGCCTCTCCAAGAGTATCATCATCTTCGGATTCCATATATTCCTCTGAATCAGACTCACCAACTTCCATTCCAATCATATCATCCATGGAAACCCAATCAGAGTCCCTTCTCTCGTTTGTTATGTTATCTTTCATAATGCTATTGTCATTCATGTCGTATTTTCCACAAACAACCTTGAACATGGCTCCATCAGAGTCACCAAGCCTCGTTTGATCGTTGTACACATCCACCTTGCCATCGAAGTCATCTCCATTCCACATCTGAACAGTGATGTCTTCATCCACTGGAACCACATCGAAGTCCCATCCTGACTTTGAAACCACTTCACCAACCACTTCCTTGGCCACATCAACAATGTCGGCGACAGAAGTCGCTGGCTCATTCCCCAATTGCCCCGTATTCTTCACGAACACATCGAATTCCACTATGTCCATGTCCTTCACGGCGCGCCAATCGTACACCTCCATTTCATCGGTATTGGTACTCCCAACCAACTTGACAAGTTCCTCTTTCGTCAACGCTTTCGCTTTCATGCTTGTATCCTCCTCATTTCCACTTTCGCAATATGGATTCACGAAGTTCACAATGTCCTTCACCTTGTTGGCAATCTCCCCAATATGCTGAACAGCAAACTCAAAGTCCTTGTTCATCTCGTCCTCGTCTGCCTTGTCAGCTTCCTCGTAGTCTTCGTTGCATTTCCTGACCTTATCCATATAGTATTCATTTACCCACACAGACTTTCCACCTTCCGGGGGAAACAGCTCAAATTCGTCCAAATTGACGCTTCCAACACGCCAGTCCCTATGACGCTCACCCGTGTCAGGATCATCCCAATCAACAATGTCCCCCCTTCCAAACCTAATGGAATTGTTTGGATTCCGGCTTTCAGAAACAACATCTCCCTCTTCAGATGAATCATCCCCACTCTTCATTATCTCAGCCATCAAATCGTCAATCTTTCCATTGTATTCAGATAATCTGTCCTTTGGCATCTTTCCATCAGTCAACTTGCCAAGCACCTCAAAGAACGCCCTCCACCAATTATAGAGCTTTTTCTTGACATCTTGGTTCTCGTCCTTGGATGCGCAAAGAACCTGATTGAATGTTTCATCCGGAGGAACACCAATCGTCTGCCCCAACGAGTTCAGGGCATCCATCAACTTGAACTGAAAGCCCCTCGGCGTGTCCCGCAATGCGTCAAACATCTATGCAAACTCAAGAGAATTGTCCAATGTCTTGAGTTGAAGTATGCTCTTTATCGAGCCATCTATGGTTTCGGTGAATTTCGTCTTCATGATAACTATTTACAATTTCCTTCAAAAAAGCGAGCCTATGTATTCAAGCAAGTTTGGACCGATGTTGGTTCTGCTTTGAATATTGTCCAGTTCATGAACCTTGATTTGGAGTTCAAAGAAATTGTCCGAACGATCGACAACACTGAACCTTGTGATGTACCATGCAAGACTGTCGTCAAACAATTGTCCCACAATATCATCCTTGTTGTAGAACTTTGAACTGTCCCACCAAGCTTCGCCATACCGTATCTCCACAACCAAAAGACGACTTTCGCCAATATTGGTCAATGTGTCCTTCATGCACTCAATAACCGTAGATTCGCATTGGTATGTGGAGAATATTCTGTTGTTCCTGATGGACTTGACAAGACCAGGAAAGGAATAATTGTCCTTCTGAAACTCAATTCCGGGGAATCGTTCTCTATTGGCTTGCGTCTTATTCATGCAGAAACTTCCCATATTTTGATATGCAATCCACCAATTCGGGACTTATGGTCGTATTCCCATCTTTGGACTCTATGATATAGAACCTGTACCCAAGGAGGTATTTGCCAGTTCTTCTGGATTCAGAGATTTCCCTATACGCACGATCTATTGTCTTGTGCATTGATATGTCAAACAAATATACGACAAGTCTCTCGGTATCCTTTGGCAAGATAAAGGTCGTAGGCACTGTTTTGCTTGGATAAACGAACGAAAATGTCAGAACAGACGAATGTGGTCTATCAAGTTTCATATCACGTTCAAGTTCAATCTCCACATCATCGCACATCAATTTCTCAATTCCCATATGTCACCAACCCACTTTCAATGTACAACACTTGGACATGAAATCCACAAACTCTGGTGTGATGTTCGTGCTTCCATCCTTGGAATCCACCAAGTAGAAGTTGTATCCATACAATTCCCCATTGTTGGACGTTCTGTACTTGAATGCGTGGTCTATCGTCTTGGACATGGATGCATCGAACAAATATGCCACCAAATCTTCTGCGTCAGATGGCAAGATGAACTTCTTGTTTGGTATCCTGTATCCACCAACCTCCACGACCAAATCTGTGGGAATTGGCTTGTCCGAGGCGACGAAAATCTCGCCAATCTTGTCTATGTTCAAAATCCCAATCATGTCTCTTCTCCATTCATGTAATTCTCCAACGTTTCCCACGGGTCTTCCGGTAGAATGCATAACATTGGATTTCCATCAGAGAAACTTCTCAACTCATATTCAATTCTGTTCCTACCATCAGGAAATGCCAATCTATCAAGTCCATAACGGGTGAATGCCACCGAAATGAACTTCATCAACCTTGGTGTGATGTTCGTAGTGCCATCTTCAGATTCTCCAACTGAAATGGTATATGTCATTATGGCATAGGGACAACCATTGTATGCCTTGATTCTGGTGGTACCTCCCTTGCTAATCCCAACAATGTTCTTCGTCATTGAAAAATCGAACAATGCTGTCATCATTTCGTCGAAATGGGATTCAGAATAGCATTCCTTCTTGAGCTTGTCTGAATCATAGATGTCCAATGTGAGGAAGTCAGCAGTATTCCCTGCAACAATGTCCTTCTTGATGTAATCTATGATTTCTTGGTCAGTCATCTTGGCAAATCTTCCTTGAAAATCTCTCAACCATGTCTGCGTCAATGTTGCTTTCCTGTCCTGGTTCAAGTCTCTTCAACCACACAACATATTCCAAGGTGAAAGCCTTTTGACAAGCGGTTGCCTTGTACAAACTGAACAAGATTGACATGTCCATAAGTTCGCCCATCAAGCCACCAACATCGTCTGAATTGACATACTTTCCTGGAATGGCGTCCGACAAGATGGAAACCATTGTTGTATGCTTTCGCCCAATTGACACAATCTTGTATGTACCTGGCTCCCCAACCACCCTAAACTCGACGAGCAGAATGTCTGGATTCTTCTCCCAAGGAAGTTTGTTCCGAAGAAGAAAATCCCCAATGGACAATGTGTATATAGAATGGTCTGGATAACTCATGCTCATGGCGCGTAAAGAATCGTTGGATTGTCAGGAAGCACCGCAACCTCGCCATCGTCAGTAAGTTCGTCCTGCTTGAACTTGTTGAAAGCCTGCAGGTTGAAGGGCTTGGTGATGAGGTGGGTTCCTGATCGGGTTGGTATCACCGCTACTATCTTCTTGTTCTTCTTGTCGTCATAGGGTTCGCAGTGGTTTCGGATGATGCTCATGACCACCTTGACCTTGTTGCTGTCGGGCACAAAGTCGTCAATATCCACAAGCCAAGTCTTGTCCTCCTTGTGACCTTCAGGGAACCGACCTATGACCGAGTTGATCTCGTTGTAGGTGTTCCCAAACTGCTCGCCCTTCCTCGCCTTTTCCAAGGTCTCCTGCGCATATGCCATCGCAATCGTCTTGTAATTGCGCTTGTTGAGGCGAAGATATGCACGGGCATTCGTCTCGTTGCAACGTTGGATGACATCTTCCTTGATTTCGTCAAGCATCTCAGGGGACGTGATGTGATAATCCCTCACGAGACGACGCTGATTGTCAGAGCCAGCAGGAACCTTGTTGCCATCCTTCTTCCTGAGCAACAGTTGCAGGAAGTAGAAATCCTGATGGTCGTTGAACTTGAGCAGGGGCTTGATTATGTCGAAATTGTCTACCATGTTTGGTTGTCTCCTTAACGATGATGAACATGATTGATGTTTGCGGGATGCCAGTTATGTACGGGGTTTGCCATAAACGGCAAGACTCCGGACTTGACCCTCTGTGTATCGTTTGTTTGATACTTGACGCGGTCCTTCTCAGCAAATTTCCCACAAAGGGCGCAAATACCAAGGACTATCGCTGAAACGATTATTCCTGCAAGCCATGTTCCAATTGTCTTCATCTTGTTTCTCCTTTTACTGGATTACGGCGCAGCACATGCGGTCAACGGAAACCTTCTTGGGGTTCTTCGCCATTTCTGCTGCCACATCAACTGGCTTGTTGTAGTTGTCAAGTGTCTTGAGGTAAGACTCCACGAGGACAAGTCCGCTCTTGCCGAAACCATATACCTGCCCCTTTGCTATTTCAAGGGCTGTGCATTTGCTCTTGGATGCGTAGTACACCCAATCGCCAACATGAATCTCGTTTCCAAACTTGTCAACCATTTCTTGTTTCTCCTTTACGCCACATATTATATCACACATGTGGGTCAGATGTCAATGACCCTATTCGTCAATTCCATCAATTGATTCTTGAAAGGTCTCAATAAACACAAAGTTCTCTTCCACATAGTCCGGTGGATACTTATATGACAAGCCAAATCCATCCCAAAAAAGCTCATACCATTCAGAAGTGACTCGCAACACAGAATATGTGCGCGTTTCACCAATCTTCACTATTGTGTCTCCAACATTGAATTCCATATCTCATCCTATGTCGCCATCTTTCCAAACAACAAGATATCGTCAGCAGAACCTGGGGCGTACTCCCCAACCTTCACCATGTTCTTGTCTGTAGGCTCTATGCGAAGAATTGAATCCCCACCGGCAACCCAAGTGACAAAATACCACTTCTCGTCACATCCCTTGACCACTCCCATGCAACTTCCATTGTTGGGGGTGATTATGTCATATGGCTTGAACTTCCTTCCAACGTCAGAATCCCTCGTCTTTCCTCGTAAGCCTGATGTCGGTTTTCACGTTCTTGATTTGGGACAGAAGTTCCTTGTCGCAAGTGTGGATTGTGACGATTGCCTCCTTGAGGCAATCTCGGCAAACCTTGGCGTTCTCCCAATCCTCATCAACTTTCTTCTTGAGGTTGAAGTATCCCTGCGGCATTGTTGGTAGATTCCCAAAATACAACTCAAATGCTGGGGTCTTGACGTACTTCTCATACCCCTCCTTTGGATATTGACCATCCTCCCAAAAGTTGAAGAAGTTGTAATGCCACTTCTCCATATCCGAATTGGTTTCAGTTTGGGCGTATCTTGGGTGACGTTCGTGCGCAATCCAAAGAACGCGCTGGTCCGACACTCGAAGGAGAAACTTGATGCCACCAGGGATCCAAAGGTGGATGAAGTCAGAGTTCCTGCTATATCCGAGAACAGGATTGTTGATGTTCATTAGCGCATTATGGCATTTGTTGGATTGAACCCACTTCCACTCTGAATTGTAGAACACATCTATGTTGTCCTCAATGAACTTGGACATTTCAAGGAAGAGCTTGATTGTCTCCTCGCGTCTTGCAACGCAATAGTCTGCAATGTCAGAGAAGTTGGTACGTTCAACCTCCTTCCTCACCTTCCTGAGATCCTTGATCCAGGAATCGACATTCTTTTGCTCTTCCTTGTCGAACACCATGTTCAATCCTCCTCGCCAAAGATGAGGTCTCCCTGATAGACCCCAAGACTGTCGCAATACTCGTCCACGGTCATACCCTCCTTCTTGGCGCAGAACTCCATGAAGTCCTTGCTTGCGGAAGTGTAGAGGAACCGATATGCATCGTCAAGGTAATCTTCCTCAGAAGAAGTGCCATAACGATATTCCCCCGAACGTCCCTTCCAGAACTCCTGCCAATACTTGAAGGCTGCGACCCTCTGACGCACCTCCGGAAACACCTCGTCATACTGAATCATCATCCCACCTTCTTCCCTGTCTTGAGACTGACGTAGTCGTACTTGCCCTCCTTGGCGTTCCACTTCATCTTGTTGCCACACTCCTTGGCACAAACCTTCCAGTTCTTGAGGTTGCGCTTGCGAATAATCCCAGTGAGGTCGAGACTGTAGTTCCAATTGACAGAATACCAACCAAACCCTTCAGGACGCTTGGCGAAGATAATCGGATCCTTCTCGCTCTCTTTGTCTCCAAGGATATGGCCGACAATGAACTCCTCGCAATTCCAATCCCAGAACTGACGGGTGGTCGTCAAGTCGTAAAGACCCTTCGGGCCGCAGTAATACACGCAACCATCGAACACCTGCTTGAAGTCCTTCCTGAGAGCCTTCCTCCAAAGGTTCTGAGCCTTCTTGGACAAGTCTCCACGGGGAATGATGTCATCCACAATGACAACTGCAAGACGCGAAGGTCTGACCTTCCCATCGTGGTATGCATCCAACCTCTGACCAATCTCAATGTTCAACATTTTCGTTTCTCCTTTCAATCACATTGAAACCATACCAGTCTCGTAATCCCCCCAAGGCCCGAAAGGGGGACGAATGAGCTTGTAGCCCTTGCCACACTGATACACGAAGTCTGACGCGAACTTGTCGCCTTCCCACCCTCCAGTTCCAGACTTGGTGTGCTTGACAATCAGCCTCTGAGCCGACTTCTTGTCAATGGTCCGAAGCCTCTTTGGTATTGCCATGTCGTATGCCCCCTTTGTTCAGAACTGACCTTGAACCAGCTCAATGCCAGGGGACATGAGCGTGTTGTTCTTGTTGGGCATGACAACCTTCATGTCCACAACAGTGTCAAACCAACCCGACTCGTGGTCTACGAGAAGCACCTTGAAGTCCTGGTTGCCATTCTCGACAATCATCTTCCGAAGCCTCCTAATCAACTCTTTCGCGTTCATCTTTCTCTACTCCTTGTTCGTTTCAACACCAACAGTATATCACATTGCCGGTTGTATGTCAATGCCCCTTTTGACGCATTTGATTGACATTATGTTGGCGTCCGGAAAGGTCTTGGCAAAGGTTGCAGACACCTCGGATGTGGTCTTCCCATTGATACCAACCTCGTATAGTCCATTGCCCCTCCTGAATGTGACGCAATAGGCGTTTGGCTTCTTATCGGCATAGTTATGCGCAGTGACATAAACTCCAATGTCGGAGTTCTGAATGGCACTGAGGGTGAAGTCGTTGAGATATATCCTATCGTCAGAATTATCCCCAACATAGCCCTTTGTAAGCATCGTCCCAATCTTCTTGCAAATGCCATCAACAGTGGTGCAATGCTCCAATGCCGCTACAACTGCCTTGGCTTGCAACTTTGGAATGTAGTATTCTGGAGACCAATTCTTGCCCGAAAAGTTCCTTGTGGAAACAACAGCAAACGTGCATTTCTCGTTCTCGTGGATGACCACACCCGGCAGACGAACGTTCTGAACGTCCTTCATCAAATCATACTTGAGGTCATTGACCATATCTCGGAATTGACGTTCAAGATGAACAAGCTCATCCATCTTCTTGGAAAGTTCCGAGGACTTGGATTCCAATTTTGTGAGATTTTCCCTCATAGTTTCCTCCTTGTCATATTCACTTGATGGTTATTTCAAGAGAACCATAGTCCGTGAGTTCCTGAAACTCCATGTGATATGCAGAAGTTTCATAATCTCCACCGTAGTCTCCATGTTCCACATAGTAGATGTCAAGCATGCGATCCTTCGGGAACTTCTTGAGAAACTCAATCATTTCCCCAACGGTGCCAGGAATTGGCATTTTTTGCTTCTTGTCGTCCATAAATACCTCCTTCATTTCTTGGGCTTGTACTCCATCGTGGACGCATGAACGTCATCAAATCCACGGTCAATTGCCTCAGCTTTCGCAATCTTCATCACATCCTTCACATCCTCTGATCAATGGGTGCTGCGCCATGAAGATAGTTGAGCAGAAAATATCGAATGACCTTCCCCGACCTATCATATGCCGCATGGACATACATTGGATACCGACCGTAAGACGTTATCTTGATGATTTTCTTCATAGGAATTACCTCCAGTTCTTGGAGTTGTTGAGAAACTTGCGAGACTTCTGCTTGCGCTTCTTGTCCACAATCACACAGGTTGCGGTCGGAAAGTTTGGCACGAAACGATGCTTTCTGATGTCCATTGATATGCTCCTTGGTGTATGAGTCTTGTTTCTCACAACACCTATAGTATATCATAAACAGACTTCAGATGTCAATAGCCCTTTGGCTATTCATGCCAGAAATCTGACCCTCAATACCTCTTTAGACAGAAAGTTCAACCACGAAAATGGTTGAACCTTTCAACATTCAATTGCTTTTTGCAATTATGCGTTTCACTGGGCATTTGCCCAAGAGATTGTGAAGTTGTAGTTCATGGTTCCAACTTCCTTGCCATAGGCAGGTGAAGTCGTACCCTTGTCAACAACCTCGAACCCACGCGCACGGTACCAGTCTTGGATATGTGCCACATTGACCCAATCCTGAGGAGTGACCCGGAACTGAACGTTCGTGGAGAAGCCGCCAACGCAAGTCTCGTCATAGATCTTCTTGTTGATTGCCCTCACGTACTCCAGAATGGATTTGTCCTCGTTCTTTGTCGACTGATAGTGGCACTTCTTCGCGTCGATGTTGAAGTTGAAGCAATCCTCTCCAAACTTCTTCTGGTCGGCAGCGATAGGCGTGTTCTTCGTGGGAGCCTTGTCCTTTTCAGGATCTGGCTTTCCAGTGCAATAGTCAGTAGGCGTAGGAAGTGGCTCGTTTCCCTTCTGCATTGAAGGTACTGGAGAACCATCCATCCTCGTAACTGCTCCCGAGAGAGCGGCATCAATCGCCGCCTGGTCGAATTCCTGCACTGGGTTGCTTGGCTTTGGTGCGTTATTTGCTCGTCTTGCCATTGTATTCTGTTTCCTTTCTCTTTATGAGATCTTCGTCAAAGGTAAAGTCCTCTTCCATTAGGTCGTCGTTGTGGGCAGGATGACGATATAGAACGTTCCAAGATTCGATTGCGAACCTTGGCGTATACTCCGTCGGCCCTCTCGCCCCACAACACTCGCATTCCATTTGCCAAATGTCATAGATTTCAGTTTCACCATCTTCATTGCGAACCTTCACTGTATCATATAGAAGTTTATGACCGTGATGCCCACAGAAGGGACAGAACTTTACCTTCATTGTTTCCATACAAACCAATTATACAACAAAACCGAGGAACAGTTAATAGTTCCTCGGTTTCGCTCCCTTATATGCCGATTTCGTCATTTCTCTTCCGCATATGAATCTGTTCCAAGGTGGACATCGAAGTGCTTGTCTTCGCCACCCCATCTGAACATGAAGTCGATATTCACATCGTCACCATACTTGTAGTTCAAGCGAGAGTCCTCACGCATCTTGTACAGAACCTTGGTTGGGTCATGGGTGGCTGCCTGGATATACTCGTCGTACAGTGCTTTCGTCTTGCACTTGACGACATAGTCCGCAATACGAATGCCAAAAGAGCGACCGTCAAGTCCAACCCAATAGGTCTGACCTGGTCCCTCGTCAAATCCGTGGACGTTCATCCACATCATTGCACTGTTTGGCCAGGTCACTGTCTCGTCAAAGATGTGGTTCACCCAATGCGTCTGCTCAGAAGAAGCAAACTCTGGCTTCTTGAACCAAGACTTTATCTTTTGCCACAATACCTTGAATATCATAGTCATGTCCTCCTTCGTCAGTTGAATATCTTTGCTTCAAGGTCGAATGCTCCAATCTTCGTGCAAATAGGCACTTGCTTCACCTTCTTGAAGGCAGAATCAGCCTTGAACGCCTTCCACCACTCACGGTAGTTGAGGCACTTGTTGAACGCCCTCTTCATGGAACTTGTCATCACGCCGCCATTCTTGGAATCACCCCAAGAAACTGTCTCCTCGCCACAACCAGAGAACACAAGCATCCTTCTCGTCACATCCCTCACGTTCTAGAACTTTGCGAAGAATGGCTGCTCCAAAGGTTCACGATCAAGTGTTTCTTCAGAACTATCGGATTCTCCATCCACCGGCAATCTATAGATTGTCCCTGAATGGCAACAGTCTGCTATCATTACCGATCGTCCTTTGCAATTTCCAAATATCTCCCAAAGGTCATCGTCAATCAACGCGCCATCGTAGAGGCAAAGGAATTCGTCACGTCCATCTGTCTCGTTCTTGGCAGAAACAGACTTGTTATACTGGCCACCATGCCCAGAATACGTGAAGATGAACAAGCCATCCTCTCGAACCTTTTTAATCTGCTTGTTCAAGGCATTCTTCACAGCAGAAACCGTAGCCTTACTGTTGTTGAGTCTGATGATATGTTCATCCTTGTCATCCACATATTGATTGATGAGCGAGAACATCGTGTTGGAATCCTTGTCGGCACCCGGACATGCCCCCCACTTGCTAGTCTCCATTCCAACAATCACTGCAAACTTCTTGTTCTTGTCAGTCGTTTGGCAAATCTCCCTGTCGATGCAATCGTCGCAATCGTCGTTGTTTGTTTGTTTCTTGAACAGGCTCTTGAAGAAGCCCAATATAATGTCTATCAGTTTCATTGTCTTATTTCCTTCCAATTTGTTGTGTCATGTTCTATTTACAACATTTACTGAAGACTTCCACAAGTTGTATAATTGAAATAAGCACCAAATAGAGGTTATTACACCAATGTTGATGAAGAAAGTATTATTGATAGTCGACGGATCATTCTTGTCGTTTGTCGTGAATTTCAGGGCATTCAAGTCCTGGCAGGAGCAATATCAGGGCATGGACACCTGTACAATCCGCCCACCAGACGAGTCTGACCAGGACAATCTCCCTGACCTTGTGAATGAGAGCCAGTGGTTCAAGAAGTGCTTGTACAACGCAGCAGTGGACAAGCTCAATGGTCTCGCCAACATCATAGAGAACACAACGGGAATGCTATATCCCCAAAGCTCGTTCATAGACACTGTCATAGCGAAAGATTCAAAGCTCACAAAGTCCTTCAGATATGCACTCTATCCGGAATACAAGCTGACAAGGAAACTCAATAGGGCGAAGAGAGGACAATACAAGATTGGACCAGTGTTCGACGAACTGTACGCAAACGTGTTTCCTTCCATCTTTGGCGAGAGAATGGTTCAATTGGCAGTTGATGGGGCAGAGGGAGATGACGTTATCGCATCGTTAGCGAGAAGTCCAAGAGTTGCTCAAGACTACGAGAAGATAATCTTGATTTCCTCAGACAGAGACTTCCTCCAGCTTCAGATTGACAGGCCTGTGACCCAATACGATGCCAAGGGGGAAATGGTTCTCCCAAGGTTGAAGCACGGAAACGAAATCATTGAACTTACGCCACAGCAAGCGTTGATGATAAAGATTATCTCCGGTGACAGTTCTGACAACATCAAGCCCATCAAGCCAAAGGTGGGGGAGATAAGGGCATACAAATACATCACCGAGAAGACTGACGAGTTCAAGAAGATGCTCAAGGAGGAACCTGAGACAGCTCAACATCTGATTCTCAACTCCAAGTTGATTGACTTCAAGAACATCCCAGAGGAATTGTCCCAAAAGGTTGTGGATGAGTTCTACAACCTTAGAAATTGGGATTAATTTTGACGCGCTATCTTTTGGACAACGAAACCATAGAACGCATGGTACTGTGGCATGTTGTCGTGTGACATAGATTTGGGTTTCCCTTCCTCTGAATCATTTCGTCCAAAATTATCAACTGTGAACTTGTCTATCGTTCCATCAAGCTCATTCTTGGACAAGCCAACCTCCAAAGAGTCGTTGTAGAACATATCATAGACCGTGTTGCCCTTCGTGTAATACACGCCACTTGCTTCCTATCCAATTGTGGTTGGAAAATCAGAACCTGTCGTGACAGATGAATGATGCATATGGGGTGGAATGTTCTCCTTGTTGAGTCTTACCTCCTCATTGTCAGGTTTCTATGGAATAAGTTTGTTCTCCTCACTGAACTTCCCTGACTTCAAGTCAAGCATACCCCTCAACATGCAATTTGGAATCGCAAGCAACTGATATTCAGAACCAATGTCCCATTTCTATTGAACATAGTCCTATGGAGAACTACCACTTGGAACTTTATCTGCCTCTATCAAAATCACCTGACCATCAACTGGCATAAACTTTGGCTTGTATGAAGATGGTGGCAACGCATCCTTCATTGCCTTTAGCTTTGCATACCTGTCGTTCAACATTCCACCATATGCGTTGTATTTGTTGTATGTGAGGTATTTTGACATATCCAGGTACTTCCTTAACAAATTGTCCTCTGCCAACGCAACCAACGTGTCATATTTCAATTGCTTGGAATCCAACTGGTCTCTCACTTCGTCAGAATCCGAAACCAACATGCACATATTGGTCATATCCAATGAAACGTCTCTTGGGGTATTCTCTTCCATATGTCGTATTTACCATTGTTGCTCAAATTGAAAAGTAAATAGGATTTGCAGAGAAATGCGATAAGTATCAGAGTTTGGCAGCAGATATTTGTAAATAAGTAACGAAAGAACAACCCAGGCTAAAACAGCTTAACGAGGTACAAAAGACATGGCAAATTACAACTTGAGTCAAGCAATTGGAATGTTCAACGAGGATCAGGTGCGCACATAGCACATGTACGCAATCGAGTTCTTCAGTGGAATAAAGACGATTGACGACAGATTGATGAGAATGCAGGTATATGGCAACTCCTTCACGCTTCCAGAAAGGACGGTGAACTTTGAGGATTTGCAGTATAGGGCGTACAAGATTCCAATTCCCACGACGATTGACATGGCGCAGGATCACAGCGTCACAGTATATGCTGACGTTCGTGGCGACTTGCGCAAGGCGATGCTTGACTGGCAGGCAGCTTGCATCAACCCAGCCATCACTCAGGGTTCGTTCTTCGAGTCCAACAGGCGTCCAACGAGGATTGGCAACGGCGACGACAACCAGCCATACATCAAGATTGACTTGCTTGCTCCTGACTTTCAGACGCCAGTTGAGACGACGATGATTTACGGCACGAGGGTGACGAAGGTCGGTGGCTTGGAACTCTCCAACACTGCTGGTGGCATTTCCACCTTCTCCGTTGACTTCAAGAGCGTATATTGGGAGCAGCTTGCTGGCGCATCTGCACCATACAACTCCGACGCGAACAGGTACTTCAACCTCGGCGCACCCGGAAGCGAATGGAGTGGAACAGCAACAGTAGACACAGTTGCTGGTGGTTCAAGCCCAACTCCTGGTGGTTCTCCAGATTGGACGAATGCTCAGGGTGGTTCTGGTGGCTATGTAAGCTAATTCTGACATTGGTCTTGCATGAGACGACAATGGGGGGATGGGGACAAGTCATGAACCCCATCTCCCCAAAGCATTGATAGGGAGATGATTGATGGGCGTAAGTCTATACACATTGAGAGACAGGGGAGCCGAGAAGGACTATCCAAGTTGGGTGGATGGTGCGCCAAACCTTCAGACATATCTTACTGCCATAAACAAGTCCCAGCCCATAATCCAATGCCAATACGAAATTGTATGGAGTCGTTGGCCGAGGGCGAAGTTCTTCTCCAAGAACATCACGATCCCAGGAGTGTCTGTCAATACGCTTGAACTCAACCACGCTGGATTCACAATCAAGATACCAACCCACGTCACCTACGAAACGACAGACATATCCTTCAACATCATAGCCGACAAAGAAGGTTTCCACTACTACGATCTTCGGAACATGGTTCTTCAAACTGGCCATCCATTGGTGGCAGGAGACCCAAAATCCACCATAGGCAACCAATATGGAATCAGCACAGACGAGGACACAATTGAAGTCAGATTGAGGAACAGACCCAGCGATGGAACACACCACCATTGGATATTCCACAACTTCAAGCCAACTGGCATAGGAGACGTTGAGTTGAGCCAGGACAGTGGCTCTTTCGTGGAGTTTGAGTTGAAGGGGACTTTCACCCACATCTCCTACGATTGCGGAAAGGTGTTGCCACCAGAAGAACCACCTGCTCCAGCTCCACAGGATGTTCCACCAGAAGAACAACCACCTCCAGAAGATGAAGAGGAAGAGAATGATGGGGAAATGCCACCAGACGAGCCAGAAGAACTAAATGAGCCAGAGGACTTGAGACCACCTCCTGAACCAGAACCACCACCTGAACCAAAAACGACATTTACAGCAATAATGTCTGGTTCGGATAATCTTGAATCCGACGATGATTCTGAATCATAGACGAGTTCATGTTCTGAAGTTAAAATGCAAGATCCAGTTTCTGAACAAGATGTCGAAGCAGCAAAGCAATGCAATAGTGAACTTACAGAAGCAAGTGATGAACTGCAACAAGAATTGGATAGAATCAAATAGATGCCCGCTGATCCAAACTATGAACCGGAGCATGTATAGGATGAACTTTACAACAGTGTTCATACGCCAAACGCAAACCAGCAAGATGTTCCTGAAGGAAGCAGTGAAGAATATAAAGGGGATAAAGTAACGGCATCGTTCGATACTGATGTCACTATAAAGTCTCCAGAGTAGAAGGCTGCATATGATGCCGCAGTCGCCAAATACAACCAAAAGACACAAGCATCAATGAACAAGTACAAAAATGCCAGACAATAGAACCAGCAAAGTGGGAAATAACGGAGCATTGCCATGAACAAAGACGAAGAAAGAAAAAGCGACATCAAGAGGATGAAACTTCTTGCCAAGGCTATACGTTTCAACCATGAAAAGACTGGGAAACTCAATGTCATGGTCGATCCAGACTACGAGATTGAGAACTACCAAACTGGCATGACCCAACTCACCCTTCCCCATAGATTTGGCATGTACAAGACCCCAACCAAGGATGTTCCAAAGACAACTGAGATTGAACTTGAAGATCCATAGGACAACTTCATTGATTCGACATCCTCAAGGTTGGCAAAGAACCCCAACCACAAGGTCAGGGGCATATTCGGTTGATTCTGATTCCAGATTTTCGTATAATTAAGGCATAGGCGTGTAAAGGGCGTATTTACCATAACTTCAGCCAAAGGACATGGTGAAACTCCCAATAGCACAAAGGAAACATAAACCATGCCAAGAAGGAAAAGCGAATCACTGGAGGAATTCCAGAAGAAGAACCTGGAGAAATCCAGATTGAGACAAAAATAGAGAGCAGAGTAGGAGAAGCTCCATCCACGCCCCAAGCGCAAGCCATTCGTAAACAACTCTGACTTGTTGAACGAATTGAAGAAGTGGCGGGATTCCAGCAAAGACCCCGATAAGAGACAGCCAAGCGAGTATCTTGGGAAGATGATATTGGACATCGCCACGCATTACATGGGACACCCAGACTACGTGCGATACTCCAAGGAAATCAAGGAGGACATCATAGGGCAGTCTTGCATCAGATGCATCAACGCATTGCCAAGATACAACTTCAGCTTCACAAATCCATTTGCGTACTTCACAACAATCTGTTGGTCGTGCGCAATGACATACTTGAAGGACTACTACAAGGACTTGAACTTCAAGCGACAATTGGTGAAGGAGAACTTGGAACGTGCGATAGATGAACTTCCATCAATAAACATAGACAAGTCCTACATGAACTTCCTGAAGACGATGATTGGCTCAGAGCAAATCACGGAGGCGGACGCCAAGTTCCTCAAGAGGCAGAAAGATTCAATCATCTCTGAGATAAGAAGCGAGAAAGCCAACAAGGATAGAGACTACGATGTCTGAACAGATAAACAAGGATAGACTCAACCAACTCCTTGGAATCCAAGAGGGTCAGAGTTTCGAGGACTACATGAACGATGGGACATCCACAGACGAAACCCAATCGGTCATAGACCAAACTGCGAAACTCATAGAGGAAACCAAGGAGAAGGTGGATGAGATAGAGGGTCAGTTCCAGCACAACATCCAAGTCATAGACGACGCAAAGAACCAGATTCAGACGACGATGAAGGATGGAGATGGCTCTGCAAGCGTTCGCATAGACAACATGGTGAACGTGGAAAGCGCGTTCAAGTCCATTGAGGACTTGGTGGACACCACGAAGCAAATGATTGGAACTGTCTATTCAATCATCTCAAGTTGCGATGTGTTGGATTCTGAAACTGTCTCAGCTGCTGCTTCCCTAATAACATCAACCAAGCAACTAATCGCTGAATACCTTGGGTTGTACAAGCAAAGGGTCAAGTTCTTCGACAACGTGAAGATGGAGACCTTGAAGCAACAACATAGGTTGGAGTTGATGGAGAGGAAATACCAATTGGACGAGGAAAAATGGAACAGGCAGAATACCAAGCCAACAGAGGCAGAGGACATCACTGGCAAGGGTGGTGAAGTTCCACCTGGGATGGTTGAGGCTGGTTCAATTGACATGCTCAAGCTCATTCAAGAGATGGATGACGAGGATGATGATACAGAAGAAGAGAACGATGGAGAATCCAATTGTTCTGACGATTGATGACTTTACTGACTTCAACTTCAAACGTATAATATAACAAGAACAACAGTGGATATGTGCGTGGCATAGACAACACGCAGCATACACGAAACAAAGGACAAAGACAAATGAAAGACATGCACATAGATGGATTCGCCACGGCGTTGGCTGCGTTCGACGCTGCAATGGACGAGTTTGCAAGGAACATCAACCGTTCATATGGTTTGGCATCAAGAGGAGAGCCATTGGAGGAAGGAAAGCACTACACGATTTCCCGTGTATATCCCACATCCAATGCTTGTGGTTGCGGGGACAGCTGCTCCTGTGGTGGAAATAAGAACAAGCCAAAGGTTCGTTTCGACGACATCCTTGACGACGTTCAGCAGGTTATCTTCAACGATCCTGCCACAATCGTAACCTTCTCTGATGGGTCAAAGGTTTGCGTCAAGGCTTGCGCAAAGGACACCTTCAACAAGGAGACTGGACTTATCTACGCTCTCATCAAAAGGCTCTACGCCAACGACGTTGAGGAAAAGACGGGTTATCTGAGGTCTTCTGGGCTTGGTGAGAAGATTTCTCGCATTCTCAAGAATGCCACCGATCAGAAGGAGGCAGAGCGTGAGAGACGCAGGAAGCATAAGCAGGCGAAAAAGGAATCTGCGAAAAATGCTGACGTGGCAAACGAGGCATCTGAGTCAGCCGATGATGAGTCAAAGGCAAATCCAATGGAATGATTACATTGACGATTCACACGTCATTCAAGAGACCGAGGTCAAACCTCGGTCTTTTTATTATCCTATCAGCTTGAAATGAACTTCCCATTTTGATGATCCATAAAATAAATCATCCGAATTGCTTAACCTATATTCTCCACCGCAGGCTATTGTCTTTGATGGAATTCCAGGCTACTGACCATAAGTCTACCATTTATATTGATATTCAAGACCAGTATTGGGGTTTCTCTATTTCAAGTTCATGCTTGATATTTGAGGAAGATATACTGGATGGTCAATAAAGCCACCTCGATTCAAGAATCTAAATGCGCTATATTCGTCATTATTATAAACGTTTATTCCATCTCGCCAAAAATGTTTGAGAAGTGGACTGTTCCCTGGATTGTTTGGATCGATTCTTTGGAATTGATCTGAATACGACATAACCAACAAATCATCTTTGAATGCCATATTGCTATCACCATCAATAAACTCTGTTGGAACTTCCAATGCTATTCTGCACATTGATTCATGTGGAGCACCTACATGGAAATCAGATGGCACTGTCCAAGCTACTCCACCACCTTCAGAATATGTAATGCTCTCAGAACTTCCGCGAGTGATTGTGTTGACCTTATTCAACCACGGTGCTGTTCCTTCATTTTTTACAGCTTTTATGTCTGTTGATTTAGTGCTAAGACCCCCATATAATCCCCATGTGAAATTGACACCATAATAATAAGACAATTGCCTCAACCAATTTGTTATTGTTGCGCAGAATTTTTTTCTGCCACTATCATCTTTTGTATAACCATAATCCTTATCTGGGAAATCCAATGGAAATGTCTTCCTGTCATTGTTCTATGACACACACTTGGCAAACCAAGAACTATACCATATTCCCTTATTCTTTCCAGTTGGCTTATTTGGATCTGACAAATATTCCACAAAGTTGAGCGTATCTTTGGTAAATATGCTTTCATCAGTAAGGAGAACAAATGTAGCCGCAGTAATGTCGCAATTTTTTCCCGGGGAAGTATGACCCTATCCATAGAACATACGTTGTATGATATCGGCAATGGAATAGTATAGATTCGTAATCATAGATTCTGAAGATGTGTTCTTTTTTATCTTATCTATGAATGGAGAAACTGTATTCCATATTTCAGTAAGAGATGCCTACCCAAAATGAATAGTGCCAAATACAGAGTCTGCAACGGACATGCTTGAAAGATTTGCCGCCGAGAATACATACATCTTGGAATCAGCAGTCTTTTTGTCAACCATAATGCAATTATAATCGTATATCTCACTGGTGATTGCCTTTTTCGCTTCGGTATAATCACCTTCTTTTTCTTTCATCGTACCTGACGTGTCCAATACATATATAGTGGCAAAATCAGGAACTATTTTGTCCCTCCAAATTTGCCAATAGAACGTCTAATCCCCCTATACCATAAACCAATTCCCTAACTCCCCCTTTGACACATACTTTGGCTCAACACTCCAATTGTCTTCAGTGGTTTCCCTGATGGAAAATGCATAATCTGTACGACCATAAACATTGTTTATGTAATTCTTCACGTCCTATGGAAATACTGCCCAACAATAAAGTCTATTCTTGCTTTGGCATGAATAAACAGGAGAATTGTTCTCCAGAACAACAAATGTCAAGGTCTTGTCTTCAAGTCCGTGTGGGTTCAATCCATGTGGTATCATTGTTGTTCTCCATGTAAATCAATATACATAAGCAAGACTATATGTCAATGCTCTTATTTTCTATGATCCTAAATCATACATATCGGCACGAAATACATACACATTGGTCTTCCTCGGCTCAACATACATTTGATCAGTCAATGGTACAATAGATTCAAACCAATCAAAGTCTGAGCCAACACCCACTACAGGGGAATTAACATCAAGAGATGTACTACTAGTATTTTTTAAATGGAATTCCCATTCCACAACAGGGGCAGTTGCCTCATTCATCTATACATATTTCTCATCAATGACAAACCTTGGTGTGATTTCTCCCCCACTTTGATGATGTCTAAATACAAACTATCTCCCATTTATGGGACCACCACTTGGAAGATATGCACTATATCCATTTGTCGGAAGCTTGTTGAAATCCTGGTTTATATCTACTGTACCACCAGACTTCATGCAAATATCCTTGAATTCATTGAGTTTGACTCCATTGAAATTAATCGTCAAATTATAATGTGGAAGCTCAACATCCAAACTTTCCTTATTGCCAGGAAGATTATATCCAAGAAGAGTTGCATCACGCAATGTATGGAATGTGAGTTTGGATTCGACTCCACCACCCTTGACAGTAAGATTGAGCAATCTTCCGAAATTGTCGAATACATAGTTATGGGCATTGTTTCCATCCCAAGGATTGATTATTTTGTATGCAACCTGTTTGTCTCCACAATCCTTGAATGTAACCTGCCAGGTGGCTTTTGTTGCCACTTGACTTGCTATTTTGTCAATCAACTCCAAAATTGAACGAAAATCTTCTGTTATGTTGTCTGTGTTGCCCTTGAAATAACCCTGCCAAGTAGTTATTTCATCAGTAGATGGAATAAAAGCTTGTAGGGAGGTAAGATCTGCATTTTCGGGTTGTTTAATGAGGGTAAATCTCGTCAATCCGGAACCACCTTGCCAAGCTGAGCATACTGTCTTTTGACAATGCCTATGAAAAGGAATCTCAACTTCTGTTGGTTCAGAACCTTCTCCAGACCTCATAGAAACGTCCGTTGGCGCAGACAACTTGCGCACGACAGGATTTCCATTGTCCATATATCCATCTGTAATAGTTATAGCCATGACTTTCCTCTATATAGTTTGTCTATTGCTATTTACCATTCCATCATTAAGTTGTATAATACGTTAGAACTCACAAACAAGGAGACACAACAATGTCGATAAACGAAAGCAAACTAAATGAACTTGAAGCACGAATCAACAGCTTCGGGTGCATTCTCAAGGACATTCGGGATGAACTCAAGTCCCAGAATAAAAAGATTCAGAGCCCCGTTCAGGAGAAGGAATCAAAGCTTACCTTCACCGAGAGGATGAAGATTAAGGACATTTTGGAGGATTTCAACTTCCAGAAGGTTCATGACGTGATGGAGCATCTTGATTGGAAGTGGGTAATGACCAAGTATGGAGTGCCAACCATTGATGAACTGAAAAGCGAAGCAAAGCGTCTTCTCATTGACGCTTGCGTTGAAAAGACTTGCGTTGCCACTGGTGGATTCCGTGCCGTATATGAGGCTGGAGAAACTCCGGACGATCCAGAGCCTTACATCGGACTTGAGTTCATCATTGAGGAATGCGAGGGATTCGTGGATGACGATGACAACGCCGATGAGGATGACGATTCAGCACCATGGGCAAATGGTGGTGCAGCAGAATAAACCGTCATTCGATTGATTCAATTTGGACACCTTTATTGGTGTCCTTTTTTGTATAATTGAAACATAGAAACAATCGACAAACGGAGAAACATAGACATGAAGAAACTCATTATCACACTGTTTGCTTCCATTGGCATTATGTTCAGTGGTTGCACACCAAGCGAAGAAACGCTCGTGATGGCTGCCCAGACCGCAGGATCAATTGGCTTGCTCACCTGGTTCAGCATTGACGATCCTGACCCGGACGTAAAGGCAACGCTCAAGGAAGTCATCACCTACGTCGATGGAGCTGCGGTGAAGGTTGAGAAGGGTGAAACATACCTTGACAGCCTTCTTCCCTACATCCAGAAGTTCGTAGGAGAGCAGGAGAAGCTCACCGACTATCAGAAGCAGCTCATCAATGCTGGTTCCGTGGTTGTGTTGAATGGAATCGACACGTTCATGGCCGCAAATCCAAAGGTGAAGGAGAATGCTGACCTTGTCAACAAAGTGGTTGGCGCGTTCTGCAAGGGTGCGCTTTCGGTTCTCAACATGCCTGAGGATTGCGATGAGTGCAAGAGGGCGAAGGAAGTCTATCAGATGCGCAACATGAAGTGCAGAGGTGGAAAGTTCGTCCCTGCGAAGTGAAGAGACACATAGCCAAACAAGGCTAATGGAACGATGGGTGGCCGAAAGGTCATCCATCGTTAGCTTTTGCTTCCAACCAAAGAATGGTAAATACTCACAACGGACAAGCAATAGGAAATTACCTTGGCAAATACAACCATATATGACAGTGGAGACACTTTGATCAACCGTGGATTGTCAATGCGCACAATCAACAACGAATTGACAAATCTGTTCCAGAGATATTCCATGACCCTCAACAAGATTATGGGGGACGAGTTGATAGGGAACTCCCAAATACGCCAATTCTATACTGACGAAGATGGGGTGTTCAAGGAATATTCCAAGGGTCAGATAGCGTTCAAGAACGACATAGACAATCTCAGATATCTACTCGACCACAAGACAACTGTATCCAATCTCATTGGTGTTGATGTCCAAACCATAAACAATGACAAACGAGAACTTGCGAAGGTAAAGGACTATCTGAACAGATTGAAAAGTGTTTGTGAGTTGGGAAACGTCCATGACCCAATTCAACTGTACATATCCAAGCACGACAACAACATTGGCAGTCTTGACCTGAACGTTGATTGGGTTGATTACATTCTAACATAGAAATGGATAGACAAGCTCGCAACCAAGGCCAATGGAGGAGAATATTCCCCATCCGACTACAGAATCGAATATTTGTCGGACTTGATTGAAGGAATCCTCACTGACCATATAATAGACTACCACAAGAAACTGGAGGCGTTCGACCCATCTGACTTCTTGAGCCAACCGAAGATGCCAATCAAGAATCCTGAAACAGGGAAAACCGTTGTGATTGACCTTCCATTGGAGGATGCAATGAACCAATTGAACTCATTTGGGAAGCTTGACTATGGGTTCTATGAGATATTCAAGCCAATTGGTGGTGGCAAGGGGAAGCACATCAAGGTCAAGATGTCCACGGATGGATATGTTGACATATCTGGCGTGGTTGGATTGTCGGATTGCGACCGCTGGGAATGGGAATATGGCTCGGAGGCATATCTGCGCTCCTTGAACACAGGAAACCAAAGATACTTGCTCCAACTGGACATGCCATTGAACGATGGCAGCAGCGTTCTTTGGTGGAGGCCAGACAGTCCATAGAAGTTGAATCCCCAACCAGGTGATGAAGACCAAGCAACGATTAGAAACTTCAAGGACTACGAGGTTGAACGTTTCTTGCGTTGGTATGGAAACGATCACATTCCAAGGATTGACGAGGACACCTTGGAGAAATGCACAGTATGCTCATCCCCAAACCTCACTGACGATACTGAATCAGACAACTTCCACACTGACGCCAGAAACATAGGCGAAGCGAGATTGGACTTGACCAGAATCAACATAGACGAGTCAACGTCACAATCGTTGCTCTATCTCTATCCAAAGGCGACAATCTCGGTAAGAACCTATTACCATGACGAAGAGAACAAGACATATAGATTCCCAAAGACAGTGGCGAAAGAGGGTGAAGTATTGGATGACCCAAGCAAGATACACCAATACCTTGAATTCATCGTCACAGGGAACAGACAAACAAGCAACGTGGCGTTTGACGTGAAGGGATGGATTGGAACAGACATACAAGAGAAGAACCACTACTTGCACACGTTGGGTCAAATGACAGAAGAGATGGAAAGACTCTTCAACTACATGTTGTTCTTTGAGGTAAGCGAAGTCATCGTTCCTGGAATCACGACCATTTGGGACAACTTGAACTCCCACTTCTGGGAAAAAGCAGTTGATGCAAAGGTAAAAATCAACGAAGATTGGATTCCAAGAAACTGGATTTACTTGGAGGACAAGCTTCAAGAACTTCTCAAATCCCCAACCATAATAGACATCTTGCGATTCAGACAATTGGACTTTGACACCATAATCCTCAACAACGTTTCTCAATTGAACATCAGAAGAGATTGCTTCTTGAAGAAACTCGATGCGGACAGCGATGCATTCATTGACGAATATTGCCAAGGGGACAGAAATGACTTGAACGATATGAAAGCCCTTGTGAACAACAAAATGGTATACATAGAGGATTTGTGGAATTACATAACCAACTATAAGGACAAACCATATGAGGAGCTTTCAGAATACTATCAAGGAATAACCCAACTTACTGATGTGCAAAAGGCAAATCTCATAACTGCCCCACTCGAAAAGATGTATGGAAAGAAGTTGCCAACGTCAGAATATCAAGCAACTCGAATGAAGTTCTCTTCTGATGGAGAATGGATTACATACAACATAGACGGAACATTGGACAAGAAGACCCTTGAGAATCTTGAATTGGTATACAAACCTAAAGAAGAGGGAGAAACAGAACAAACAAGGGACTATCTGTTGTGGATGCGAAAGCCATATGCCATTGAGATTGGAACTGATGTCACGGAAATTGGGGATTATGTGTTTGCCAAATGCACATCTTTGGTCAGTGTGACGATACCAAAATCCATTGAAAGCATTGGCAAGGAAATATTCAGGGAATGTCCCAATCTTTCAAGCATAACTTTCAGTGGCAGGAATTTCGCAAACATAAGGGATATCAAGGATGCAAATGAAGAAAAACAGTATCCTTGGGGACTTGATTTCAATAAAGATGATGAAGATGAAGATGAAAATGACGACTATAAATACATCTTCAACAAGGGGGAGTTCTCTGATGTCAGAGTGGAAACCTTGCGTGAAAGGATAACCACTTTCAACAACCTAATCGTAAGGCTCCCTGTTGGTCCAAGACAACACAACTGCATAGCGTCCAAGCGCATATTCCAGGATTGGAAAGCGTTTGTGGATGGAGCAAAGAAACACTTGATTGAAAATCAGGAATTGTTTGAGGGAAATGATGTTTCGGAATTGGGTACAGACGGGAAGGAACACAAATACAAGGAACTTTACATAGACGAAGCCAAGACGATCCCATTGATTGACTATTCATATATCACAAGAGACGAATAGAGTGGAATTCCAAGTGCCGATAGATGGGATTATTGGACAGAAGAGGACTTCAAGTGGCCTCAATGACCATTAGACTAGTTTCTCAATGTCATTGTCCAGATTCATCCTGCATTTGGCGATGTAGCCACGAACCTTGGCAGAATTGTCGAAATCTCCATTGATAACACAAGACTTCATGATGGCAAGAAGTTGGTTGGATGAACGAACCTGGATGTGTTTCCCTTCTATTTCTAATTGGATTGACAAGCATTTCTTGGGGAAGAACGACGAAACTGAATCAATGAAGTCGTAAACCCCCAAGGATTGGATTGCATAAGCCTTGACATTTGGCAAATCCATCTTGGACAAGTCAATGAACACATCATCAAGGAAATCGCCAATCTCCCTATCCTGTGAGACATAGATGTTCTCTGAAACTGGAACATACCTTCTGTTGGCGTAGTGGAACACCTTATCCTTGCGCTCTTGAGACAAATCCTTCAATCCCTCTATATATCGGAGAAACGGTTGAAGCCTGACATTGTTCACCGGCTTTGGCTCTTGGACGACCAATCCTATTCCATTGTCAGAAACCCTCGCAAGTTTCTCGACCATGAACTTGATGGTGGCTTTCCTCTCAGATTCAAGTGGAATGGATTTGAGGTACAGAACGCCAGAATCCTCAACGAACACGGACTTGTCTCCACCAACCTTTTCCGGCAGGAACTCGTTGTACCATAGGGTCACGAGATTTCTGAAGTTGATGACATTGTATCTCGTCATGATTAGTCCAAGTACGATTCAAGTTCTGAAAGGATCTCGATTCTGTCCTTTGGATTGCCATAGTCCTTGCTGAACCTGAACATCTTGCAACCCTTAGGGAAGTCAATTCCCTCTGTGCGGGTTCTCCTGTTGAAGTTGTCTGCATCTTCATCGTCACATTCATCATAGCTGTCCATCTTCTTGAAGTTGGATGCCTTGTATAGATATCCACCTTCAGAGATGTAGTATTTCGCCTTGATGATTGGAATATTTCCCTTCGTCAAGTCTATCTGGTGCATATCCAAGTCCATAAGAAGTTCTGGCGTGAGATTGAAGATGTAGTCTCCCTCGGAACCACGGTTTGGCAACACCAAAAGATACGCCTCATCATCACCAAGCTGAGAGAACGCATCAATGTCAAACTCATAAACATCCATCCTTTCGCCAATGATAACGAAAGATGAAGAACTTGAATTGCTTACGTAATCTGTCCTAATCTTCATATGGTATTGCCTTTCCTTGATATAGTATACCACTTTCAGGGATTAGGGTAAAGTCCAGATCAAGCGATAATCAGAAGTCTGTCGTTGGAGCGAGTCACCGCAGTATAGAGCCACTTGCTTCTGTAATCCTCGTCCCAATATCCACAACTTTCCTCAAATAGCATCACATTTCCCCATTCAGAGCCTTGTGCCTTGTGGACAGTGAGACAGTAGCCAAAGTCAAAGGAGTCGAAATAGAGTTTCTTCTTGCCAATCTTGCGCAATACTTTCCTCTCGGCTATGGTCAAGTTGGACTTGAGTTTCATCAACTCCCTTACAGTTATGAACTCCTTGCCATCAGACGCATACTTCATTTCCCCAAAGTGATGCTTGTTCACGAAACCTGAGTAGCCAAATCCATCATCAACATCCACTGACATGGAATAGACACCCTCAAGCCCCTCGCCCCCATATGCGTTCGCATCGTTGATTGAAGTTATCTTTCCAAGCATTCCATTGTAGATTGGCTCAGCAAGCGCACGGTTGTTTCGCAAGCACACAACCCTGTCACCCACCCTCGGTATCTTGTCCTCTATGTCAGAGACCACGCCATAGTTGAGCCTGATGAGCTGATTGACATCCACCCTCGTATTGTTGGTTCCGCAAAGACAAACGCCATTTGAGAAGTCAGAAAGATGGTTGAGAATGAAGTCATTTACCAATGGGTCGGATTCCTTCACCTTCGCCACCTTGTCGTCAAATTGCTTGAAGGGAATCTCATCGCCATTTCTCGCCATTATGGACAAGTCAAGCAAAGCGGAGTTCTGGCCAAACCTATGAACCTCTTCAAGTCTAATCACAGGATTGGACATGAGATTGAAGTCGTCTGACGAGATTGGTGGAAGCTGACCGTGGTCTCCAACGAACAGAATTGGAATCCCATACATACGAAGGTCTTGGAACAACTCTTGATTCACCATTGAAGCCTCGTCCACTATAATGAGGTTGTAGTCAAGATATGGAACTCGCTCAAAGACGTTCAGCTTGGTTTCTGGGTCTCTTCTGCATCTATAGCAAAGCCCGTGGATTGTTCCTATGTAGTCCCCCAATTGCGTGGCGTTTGCAGTCAAGAGCTTGTCCTTCATCACGCCAGAAGCCTTGCCTGTATATGCGCAGAACGCCACACGCCATCTCTTTGGCAGGTTCTTGCGAACCTCTGCAATGAGGGATGTCTTTCCCGTTCCGGCATATCCACCAAGAGTCAGAAAGGAAGCCCGTGTTGGAGACTTAATCCAATCCAGAATAGTTTGCTTTGCGTCAAGTTGGTCTTTGCTCAATGTTATCATGGCAATCTATTATACCATTTACGCGCCAAATGGTAAATACCATCAAATAAGGTTGAAACATGGAAACGGATTTCAACAAGAATTGTGTAAATAATAGTAGTCGAACAAAATTACTGAAGCAAACACATGAGACTTGAAGAACTATATGCCAAGTTTGATACGATTGTTGGTGCTGGTGGGTTCAACGTAACCCCAGTTGAGCATTTCGTGTTTGACTTGACCGACGAGAACTCCCAGAACTCGTTGAAAGCAGCATTTCCTGGGATTGAGTCTCTGCTCATGCCTGAATCAGGAAAGTACCTCGTGGCATCCACAATCGTTGAGAAGCCAGAGATTCTTGTCCTCATGTTCCCATCTCAAGCGGACGGAAGCTTGGGTCTTTGCGCGTTCAACACTGCAACCAAGAAGGGAAAGAGGCTTGACAACACCCTGCAAGAGGACGAAGAGCAGAAGACCACGATAGACAATTTTGACAAAGACTTCGCAAACATGGAAGATATTGCCCGGAAGTTCAATGAATTCGCATTCATGTCCGATGGTGAGAACCCCACTGAAGTCAAAGACATTGGTTCATTTGAAGTTTCAACCGATGAACCTGTGGAAATAACAAACACAAATACAGACGACAACGAGGAAACTAAAATGGCATTCAAACCAATTAATGAAGAGGATGAACTCAAGGAGACCAAGTGGGTTGAGATTCCAAATACCAACGCACATGGTGTCACTGTGACAGAGGATGGAGAGGAACAGGCAGATCCATTTGCCGATGGCTCTCTTGACGCAACCGCGGATCAAACAGCAGACGCTGGAAACGCTGACGCTGGAAACGCTGACGCAACAGGTGGCGAGACGCAACCAGCAGAAGGAGACGCAACAACTGCTGATGCTTCTGGTGGTGACGCAACTGCTAATGCAGGTGGTGAGCAAGCGGGTGACGCAACCGCAGACGCCAATGCTGGTGATGCAACAGCTGAAGCCCCCGCTGAAGGAGATGGTGCGGCAACCATTGACGATCCAAAGGCAAAGATGCGCGAACTTCTCGCATATTACACCAACTACATGAATGAATTGGTTCAGGATCCAAACACCTCCACTGAGCTTATTTCTGCAACGCAGGACATGATTGATTCTCTCATCAAGAACATGGAAAGCGCCGATGGAATTGAGGAAGTCAAGGCTGACCAAGAGGAAGCCGCGAAAGAGGAAGTGAGTGCTGAAGAAGCCCCCTCTGAAGGTGGGAATGAAGGTGGTGAATCTGCTCCTACAGAGGGAGAAGGTGAATCTGCTCCATCTGAAGGCGAACAAGTTTCTGAGGGATCTGAATGTTCCGCAGAATGTGGCTCAGATGGTGCTTCTGTTGGCTCTGACGATGGTTCTCTTGTGAAAGAGGAGGAAGACAAGAAGGACGGTGACGATGACGCAGCAAGCGATGCAAAGATTGATGCCGAAATCGACGACCTCCACAAGGATGATATTACTGACATTGAGCCAATCACAGGAGACGACATTCTCACCCCAGGTGACATTCGCAACTCCGCAGTGAATGACGTTGATTTGAGCGACGTTCCCCCAACATCCGACGAGGAGCTTGCAGCAACAACGCCAGACGAGACGGCTCAGCCTACAAGTGACGTTCTTGACGACACCGCACTTCCTACCCCAGATGAGGAAGTTGATTTGCTCGGCACAGACGACCTTGACGAATATGCAATTGGAGCCGATGGACTTCCAGTTGACAAGTACGAAGGGGACATTGACACATTGACGGCCACGCCAGTATCCAAGAAAATCAATTGGTCAAGCGACTATGCGACAAATGGAATGGCTACGTCCGACGACAACTCAGTGGTTGTTCCAGAGGTTCTGAAGGAACTTGAGGACTACTACAAGAAGGTTGCCGACGAAGTGAGCAAGGTTCCTGGCAAGGAGGACGTTGCGATGAAGTTGCAGAAGATTCAGATTCTCTCTCAGACCATCGCAAACGAGTGGAACGGCATCGTTTCTCAGATCTCCGACACTTGCGCCAATTCCTACGATCTCTCCAACATGTGCGATCTTGAGAAGGACGAACTTGCCTCTCAGGACGCAATGAACATGGTTGGGGCAGACGTGATGGCTGACGATGAAGCTGCTGAAGAGGATGACCTCAAGATCAACAACGACATCGCATCCTTCGTGGAATCCTTCAAGCACCTCTACTGAAACATATAAGAGGATGCATGAACGAAAAGCCACCCAATTGGGTGGCTTTTCTGCTTTCAACAATAATGGAGCTATGTTGAAAATCACTTCTGAGGCGCAACTACCCTATACCAAAGAAGCGAATTGGTCTTGCAGTGGAAATCCACACCAACCTTTTGGGCAATTTCCGCAGTCTTTTCGGTAAGCCTTGTGGTGGTTACGCGATCAACTCCAGCTATTACGCACACCAAGGCAAGCGCAACCGTAAGCACGATGTTCATGCGCAAGTTGTCCTTCTTCAGTTTCTTGATTTCGTCTTCAATGTTCATTGTTTGTTTCTCCTTCGTCCTAATCCCGCACTATGCGTGAAATGTTATCCTGCTTCTGAACCACCATCATCTGGGTCTCTGGCATGTCCTTGAACATGGTCTCGACCTCTCCACGGTGGGAGATGATGGAGATGTTCGTGTTCTCCTTCTGAGAAAGTTGAAGCAATATGCCCAGCAACTTCTGAATCGACACACTGTCCAACGCCCTGTCAACAACCTCGTCTATAATCATTATGTTCATGCAGACGTTGAACCTGGAGATGAGGAACTTTCTAAACGCCAATTGGGACGATATGATGAGCTTCATCTGCTCTCCAAGCGAAAGGTTGGGGAAATCCAACTCTCCACCACTGGACTGAATCTCGTAGTCGTTCATGTCGCTTGTGAGATTGCAGGTGAAATTGACGCAAAGCTCCGAAAGATTGGCGTTTATCATTGCGTTGATTGAGGATACAACCCGTGATATGATGTTCTTCTTGATTGCGTCAGGTGAGACTATCTCAGAACCAACCTTGAGCAAGCAAAGGTGCATTGCCTCGTCCTTAAGTTGCTTCTCCACTTCCTCAATGTCCCTCAACGTCTGCTTATACACGTCATATGAAGGTATCTTGTCCTCGTTCTCCATTGAATCCATCAAGTCAGCAACCTTGCGCTCCAAGTCCTTTATGGACTTCAACAATTGGGACTTCTGGAACTGAAGGTTGCGTTCCTCAACTTGCGTCTCAGAAAGCTCGCCAATCTTCGCCAATTCCTCTGACTTGAGCTTGTCGTCATAGACCTTCACCTTGGCTAGTTGCTGACTACAATTCGCAATCTTCTCGTTCTCTTGGTCTATTTGGGAGTTCAACTTCTCTATCTCGTCCCTATACACATCCAACGAATAGAACTTGTTGACAACTTGCTTGCAATCGTCGCAAATCATTCCGAGGACTTCCTTGTGCTTGTTCAATTCCCTCTGATGGTGCGAGATTGTCGTGTTGTAGTTGTTTATCTCAATCTTCGCATTGGTCATCACGTCATTGCACTTGGAAATGACTTCATCAAGCTTCATCTTGTTCTCGCGTATCTTCGCCAACGCCTCCTCTATGACCTTCCTCTGCTCCTCGATCCCCTTGAACTTTGGACCGAAGCCTTGCACCTTCTCTTCAAGAACGGACTTCTCCTTGTTCGTCTCTGCAATCTGGTCGTTGACGCTGGCCTTGTACCTCTCAATGCTTTCCTCGCAAACCTCCTTGGTCTTGGCATACTTCATCTGATTCACCTTGAGGTTCTGAAGCACCATGTTCTTGGACTTCATGTCGTCGCCCATCATCTTGTACATCTTGGAATAGATGGAAGTGTCGAACAAAGTCTCCACGAAATCCCTCTTCTGCCCGGCATTCAACTTGAAGAAGTTGTACTTGTCGTCAACAGAAAGCATGACCAGGCGCTGATACATCTCGAAGTTCATGAACAGAACATTGTCCTCAATGTACTTCTGTGTATTCGCTGACGAAGACTTGGATATGTCCTTCCAATCACCATCTTTCAAGATAAGCAATTGAAGCACAACTGTAGAAGAACCCTTCTGAATCCCACGAATTATCTTCCAATGCTTCACGTCAGTATTTGATATGATTGAATCAACCTCAACGGACACAAACATCTTCCAATTGCCCCTCAATTCGTCCGCATACTTGTTCTTCAAGTTGGAATTGTGTATCTTGCCATACAACTGACCAAAGAGCGAATACATGAGGGCATGAGACAAAGCTGACTTTCCTGAGCCATTTGAGGTGTTGCCCAAAGTGGTCTCAGTGTCCTTGTTCTTACCCTTGATTAGCACAAGCCTGTTCGTATTGTCAAAATCCCATTCCTCATCCTGAAACGACAGGAAGTTGTGTATGTCAATCTTCTTTACCTTTACTCTGACCATTTGTGATGAAATCCTTGCAATGCTCTCCTTGTTTCAATTATACCATTATTGACATATAATTGTAAATACTACTACGATGTATTGGAAACGACTATACAATGAATCTGATGGTGAAGTCCAGACTTTGCCAGTAGAGGTGTCGATGAGGGAACTGAAGTTGATTCAGAACTATCTGACGAAAGGCAAGCCCCTTAACGACCCATCAAACAGAGAATGCCAAGAACTCGTAATTAGGATTCTCAAGGGATTGGTGGAGAACGCTGACATAGAAAAACTTGACATCTATGTTTCCAATGTCCTGCACGAGAACTTTGGCGTTGAGGTTGATTTAGATCCCTATGGAGAGAACTCTGCAATTGAACTGGCAGAGAATGGGATGATTCCAATGTCAAATTGCAAATATTCACAACTATGCCAAGATGGGGAATACAAGGACTTGATTCAAGGTGGATTCTGGAACCCTGACACTGGCATATTGGAGGAGGGGTTCATAGAGGTGGAGGACATGAACCTCATACTGCAAGAAATGACATTTGAGAAGGACATAGACACGATACAATTGAAGAAAGATGGCAAGGTTGCCAAGCTTCTGCTGACATTCAAATGAGGAGACGAACTACAATGAAATGGAAGAAATATACAGAAAGCATCAATCCGGATGTTCCATACATACCATCCAAGTTCATATTGCATGATGTGGATGAAATCACTCCGGAACATGACAGCTATGGCAGCTTGGCGTCTGACGCACAGTTCTTAATTGACGAGTACATTGGCAGTCAAGCGAAGAAATACTACACGAATGGACACATCCCAACAGACGAAGAGGAAGCAATTCGAGATTCTTTGACTGCAATATATGTGGAGTTTGAGTATTGGTGCGAGGAAGATGAGGAATATGATGCTGGATACGAAGATGGCAAGATTATGTTCATCATAGACACTTCAGACAACAGAATAATAGACACAGACACATTCTCGAAGGACATTCCTGAAGATGTGGTTGATAGAGCAAAAGAAGAGGCTCTGAAGTACATCAAATCACACAATTGACATCTACAACAAGGAGACAACAAACAATGACTACAAATTTATTTAATTTACAGACAAATTATAGTAAAAATTATATATAATTTTATGTAAATAATATATGATGAAGATGTAGTTCACGCGAACTTCATGGACATATCAATATTATATGATTTTAATTGTAAATATTCATATCAACATAAACATAGGAAATTTACCATGACAACAGAACTTTATGCCAATTTCATTGACAATGGACAGGAGAAAGCCACGAAGTTCCTGATTTCAGACGAATGGGCAAGCGTTGACGAGATTCTGCGCAAGGACGCAGTATTCTCCAACCCAAAGTACATCAAGCTGGAGGACGTTCCAAAGAACCTTCCCAACTTGACCAGATTCTTGAAGGACAGGGCTTGCCTTACTGTTCGAGTCTTCGACTACGACAAGGCGACAAAGCAGGTTGGAAATGGTCTGGCGACCATGATTATCCTCATTCAGGGAACCTCCAACCAGATAATCACGATGAAGAAACTCTCCGGTGGATACAAGGACGAGGACTTCATGACCCAGTTGAACCCGGTGCTTGCGAAGGTAATCTAACAGGAGGAAACAAACATGATTAGCATAAACGAATTGCATGGTGGAACAATCACAATATCGAGTGGAACACCTGGACCAGAGCCGGTTCCAACGGCTCCAAACGGCAAGGTCTTGTACAGGACAACGGCCGGTGGAGAGTGGCTGCAAGACGACGCTTACATCAGAAGTGGCGTATTCAATGGATTTCCAAACAAAGAAAGTGCAGTTGAAGTCATACTCCCAAGCAAAGACTCAAACGAAAACAGCGTGACGAGCATCGGGGATTGGGCGTTCCACGATTGCAGTGGTCTTACGAGCATGACGATACCCGACTCCGTGACGAGCATCGGGGAATATGCGTTCGCCTGGTGCAGCGGCTTGACGAGCGTGACGATCCCCGACTCCGTGACGAGCATCGGGGATGAGGCGTTCAGAGGTTGTAATGGACTTTCAGAAAATGGTTTTGTGATTGTACGCCAAGTTCTTTACGATTATATTGGCGCAGGCGGGCATGTGACTATCCCTGACAGCGTTACGAGCATAGGAGAGTCTGCGTTCGGTGGTTGCAGTGGGCTGACAAGCGTAACATTCAATAGTTTCACAAAGAATGAAGTCAAGTCCATGACAACCAACAACTACATATTCGGTAACACATTCTATGACGACGAAGGGAATCCAATGGAGAAGTCCTTCACTGCCATCTGCACTGATGGCTCTATGACAGTACACTTCTCTGCAGATGACTCATCAACGATAACATTCACTGACTTGTAATGGAGGAAACTACAATGGAAAAGACATTCGATGGCATAGTTGATGGCAAGCATGTAGAGGTCTGGACCCCTACCGAGGAAGACAAGGAACGTGCAAAGCAAAGGCTTGAAGAGCTGAAGAACAAGAAAAAGTAAAAGTAATCCATCTTCAACAACACAAAAGGCGAACCAATCAAGGTTCGCCTTTTCGTTTGTCGTCATTCAACCATCTCAAACTGCATTGAGTTCTTGAATGGCATCCTCTATGTTGATGTCTCCAATGTCGATTGCCTTGTACAACTTCGGCTCGGAGGCAAACGCCAAAAGATGCACCCCTGGATTGGGATGCATCTTTCTTTTGTTCATGGACATTGGTTATTTCCTTATGGCAACAATTGTGCTGCTCCTGTCTTTATTGCCTGTTTCATCGCATAACATGAATTGGCAAATATTTTGGCCTTCAATATTCCGTGTTGAGCATCACTAGAGTTCAATCTTGCCATCTCCTCTTTCATATTCAATATGTTTCCATCTGAATCCAGCGGGTTTCCATTGGCATCGAAGTGCTGTGATATTCCATCCATATTGACCCAATATCCACCATCTCCGGACTTGGACATAAGTCCGTGATCTCCACCCCAATCAAATCCAGCAGAACCATTACTGGCTATCATTTTTGGATCATCCTTGAACATCTTGGACAAGGTTGCTTGCTTGTCGGAATCCATTGAATTGAACCACTCACGATTGCCATTCTAGTCCATCAGGTCATCCCCACCTCCAGAGGAATCATCTCCATCCGATGAGGAATCACCATCATCTACATTGGTGTCGTCTGCATCAACCGAATCAGCCCCAACATCAACATCCCCCGAATCCACATCTCCTGCATCCACATCGACATCACCATCTCCACCAATTGCCATTGCTGCAGCAGTTCCAGCAACTCCGGCAACTGTTCCGAGGATACCACCTTTCGCCCCTCCAACGAGCTTGCAAGCCTGACGGATGGTCGGTCCAATGAGGAACTTCGCACCTACTGCTGGACCTGCCCACATGAACGCTATCGCTGCTATGAGAATGATGGTTATCATCTTCCAATGCTTCTTGAGGAATTGGAGAATCTTGCCCTTTGCATCCCCACCCTTGGCGTTGTCAGCCTTGTTTCCAGTATTGGCGTTACCTTCCTTGTTGTTCCCCTGTTGTTTGACATCCTGCTTTGGTGGGTTCTTGAAGTACTTCTCAATCATGGCAGGAATTGCGTCCTTTTTCTTCTTCAGCTTCGCCGCGATTATCTTGATGTTCTCTGGCTTCAGAGCCTGCTTCTTGTTCCAACCATTCTGCTGTATTATCTGCTGAAGCAAAGATGGCTTCTTTTGCGTCTGATTCCCCTGCTTTTGGTTTGCCTATTGCTTTGCGCCAGTATTCTTCTTCTTCGGGTCTTGCTTCTTGCCATTTGAGCCAGCGTTCTTCTTGTCCCCCTTTGCGTTGTCTCCTCCTTCTCCATCGTTTCCTGCGTTCTTGAATGCGTTCCATCCTGCCTTCAACTTGTCCATGAAACCTTCGTCATAGAGCGATTCCACGATATAGTCTTGGTTCTGCTCCAAGTTCTCCAAATCCTCTCCAATGGATTCAAGATACAAGGCAAAAGACTCGTTCGCCTGTTGGTTGTCCATGTTCTGAACAAGACCCTTCAAGGAGTTCCAAGCATCCACGAACCACTTTTCCTTGCAATTTGACAACTTGGCATCTATTCTCTTGGCATACTTCGCCATGAAGTCCTTTATCTTCTCTGGAGAGGGACATACCTTCTGCATTCCGCTCTTTATCTTGTTTAGAATGGAATTACCAAATCCCTCTGAATACAAATCGTAGTCTACCAGAACATCTTTGGCTTCATCAAATGCCTCGTTGAACTGCTGTTTGCAATATTCGTCTTTCACAACATTATTTTCCTCTAATTTAGTCCACATGGATATAATCTCTCCTTTAATCAAAGTTAAGTTCCTGTATCGCATCCTCAATGTCGATATCACCAATATCAATGGCTTGATATAGCGATGCAGCAAGCCATACAGAATCCAGAACATTCAACCTCTGAAGGAACTTGAATGTGGAGTTAGCAGTAAGCCATTCCTTGTTCGTTCTCATGTCCTCGGCCTGTTCCTTGTCCTGTGGCTTCAACCCTGCCCTTCTTCTGACCTATACCATCTCCTCCTTCAAGTCAGCCACGACCTTCATGCTGTCCAATATCTCGTCTTTGGTTTCTTCCAATCTCCTTCCAACAATTGACATCAACTGCTCGTTGGAATAGACATCCCTGTTGGACGCCTGCTCCAATATGGCATTGTGCTTGTAGAGATTCTTGTTCAGGTCGAACAACGCCTCTTGCGCTTTCTTGCCAAACTCAAAAGCCTCCTCCCATGAACTTTCATATTCGTCATATGGGTCGAACTCCATATCCACCAATTGAGGTCCAGAAAGCCACTCGTCGTTCATCAAGTCGTAGCAACCGCAAGAACCCATGTCAGCATAGATGTTGTGCTGGAAGTAGAACTCCAATGGATGCGTCTTGGAATCCCCAACCATCAAGTTGGACTCGTCCCCAAGCACCTGCTCCTGCGTCTTCTTGCGAAGGTTGTTCAACTTCTCGGCAACATCCTCTGGCAAATCCACTTGGATATGGACATCCACATCGCCATCGTCAGTATATTGGTTGGAGCAAATGGAACCAACGACATTCACGCCCTTTGCCTCAACATGGTACTTGGCAAGAAGCTTATCCACAAGTTCAAGTGCCTTCTGCTTTATCTCTGGCTTGATTATCCACTTCCCTTCCTCCACCTCGTCCCATATCTCAGGGCAAAGACCCTCAGAAACAGGATAGTCTATGCTCGATTCCTTCTTTATGGATGCTTTGTCTTGCAAAGACTCAACAACGCCACCATGTATCGCAGATGGCATCAAGTTGCCAGCATCAGAGGCCATGCCACCAGTTGATGTGGCAAGTGGATTTGGACATATCAAAATCTGTCCATTGCTCTATTTCTTCTTTTCCATGTTCAGAACTCCATCTTCGTAATGCAATTTACCACACCACCTGCTGGCCAACTCTCCAATGTGATTGCAATTGGCTTTTTCCAGAACTCCCACCATTTTCTTGGACGTGCATGGCCAGGGGACTTTTCATCAGCAACAAGCTTGTCAAACTTCTTCACTGGGCGTGAAATCTTGACTGGGGCAGTTCCGGTAAGCACAATTCCAACCATAGTGCAATTCTTGGATGGTTCATCGCCATTTAGAACCAATCCTGGTTTGGTCGTAACCACAGCATTGGCAACGCCATTTCTTGAAAGCGTCACCTCCTTCTCCCCACCGAACATGACCAATGTGCCGGGCTCATATTGCCTGTCAGACTCCTTGTATTCTGCCAAGTCTGCCCAACGGGAACGCAATGATGTTCCGTTTATCTCCTTGTCGAATGTGACTTGACCCAAGAACCTGGCGTTATGGTAGAATCTGCACTCACCTATGAATGACGTATGGGTGTAGAACCAAGCGCGTTCGCCATAGTGGTATTCGTTTCCACGCACCTTCTGAACGCCATTTATCCAAGGTTCTTTTGCACGAACCAAGGTTTGGGTCTTGCAACAACCATCCATTTGGTTCAAGCTCTCATAATCCTCATATACATGTCCTTGCGTTGAAGGTTCATCTTCCGCCAAGAAACGTTCATGAACACCTTCCAAATCATCAGTCCCATTCGTAACCAATGGATGAATGTCCACCTCCGCCCACTTGTCCTGATTGGCGAGCTTCCAGTTTATCAATGCCTTGATTGCATTGAACAACCACGCCAAGCTCATCTTCCTGGACACAAAGCCATTCTGAGAACCATATGCCGTAGCACCATCACCAAGCCACTCAGAGACCTCAAGGTATGACCACATTATGTTGTGGCGAAGTGTATCTACATCAAGGTCCGTATCGTCGTCAATACCCCGTTCCCCATTGGAAGCCATTGTATGTACATCATTCGTCGCATCATATTCCTATGGCATTTCATCCCTACGCAATTCAGACTTCTGATATCCCTTGAATTTATTATAATCAAAAGACCTGTCCATACTGCGTTTGACGTTCTCAGCTGCCTCTCCCCACAAATCCATCTGCCACTTTGGATTTGGATTGTACCCAGTTCCTGTAGTATGCTCTCCAATAGGACACCAATCCTGATAGAAATACGCATCATCGACATTGTTGAGTCCATAAGACCATATCAACTACTTCTGGTAGATTTCATCCAAATTGGATATTCTCTGCTGGGTTATGGTTTGTTGGGGATACAAGTATTCACCAACATGCTTATTAAAATATGTGGTTTCACCAGACAAGGACAATTTTATTGTGCTGTCAGAAAAGTCTCTAACATAGTCAATACCATCATCCAACGTGAATCTGTTAAATATTGGTGTTGTCTTTGCTTGCCCAGATTCAGACCAATTGACTCGTCTTGTGGTTGCATCATATTGAATTGTGTATTGAATGTTGTCAAGGGTAAACTTGTTGCTGATTATACCCACAGATTGCTCTCGACCAGAGGCATCATTCCACGTAACCTACGAATCCCCAATGACATATTCTGTCTTTATAGTCTATTCTCCATTGACAGCATTCTCAATACTTCTATCCAAATAGAATGTCTTGTATCTAGGTGCGCTTTTTGATATACCACTCGAATTTGTCCAGCTAACCTATGACCCATCCGAAGAAATTATATAGGAAATATCGTCAATGATGAACTTGCCAGTTCCCGGCTCTATGGGTTTGGCTTCAAATAAAGCAACTATGCGTCCTTTGAGCTTGTTCTTCTTTTTATCTTCAGTATCAAGAGTTTTAATTTCTTCCTCTGAAACCGGGGGAACAAGTCTCCTCAAAGCATCGTCATACAACTCTGACATCTCGTCATGTTGGTTTATGAACCTGCGAATCTGCTCTTCTGGTCCCCAAAATGGTATCTCTGAAATTCTGTTTATCATGGCTACATTGCTCGTTGTTGTGCTATTTCTATTTACCATTTGAGGAAAGATTATTGTAAATAACAATGTACGACCTAATATGGGGAACAAACAATGAAGAAACTAAACATAACGAAGGAGCAGTTCAACCGTAGCCGCTACTTCAAAAACAAATACGGCAGGTTGGAATATATCAGCGAATCCGGCAAGTTGTTCAAGACTGACAAGGGGAAGATTCTGATGTTCAAGGAGTCATTCAACAAGGATGATTATGATGACCTTCCAAGGGGATTTCGTCCAAAGTTTGACATTGGCGAAGAAGTAAGTCTTACAAGATCATTTTATAGAGAATTCTATGATTATTACAACGATGATCCAAAGAAATTCAAACTGGATGTAGATTCTATAGATGACTTGCCAAGCGAGGGATGGATGATTGAGGATGTAAAGACTACGGATGCCACAGATGGAGCAACTGGTGAAGACCGTCCCATGTTTGAATACTACATTGTAAATTCTGATATGGATTCTGACTATGACAATGATTCCATAAAGGGCATATGGGTGTATCAAGATTGGATAAAGAAAGACATCGGGTCTATGAAGTTCAAAGAATCCACCAAGAAGTTCGACAGGAAGTTCAAGGAATCCTTCAACAAGGACGACTACGATGACAGGGAAGTTAAAGACCGTCCATTTTACGACATAGGCGAAAAGGTATACCTTTGCGACGAATTCTATCTTCATGGTGGAAGCGAAGACATCCCCGAGTGTGGCTGGACCATCGAGGATGCCAAGGAAGAAGACGACGATTGGAAATACTACATCTCCAGAGACGACGACAATGACGATGATGATTCAATGGGATTTTGGGTTTCACAGGATGAAATAGACCGAGACACCTATGTGAAAGGAAACAAGTGGAGGGACTACCCCAAAGATGAAGATAATGTTTCCGATACTGACTTTCATATGTTGCCATGGAACGTTGATTCAGACAACGAGAGAAAAATAAGCGAGGAAATGACGAAGTACATCAAGAGCCTGGGTGATGACCTCTTGTATGAAACCTTAACACGGGAACCCGAACAAGGAGAACTCCATCGTCCCAAACCAGGAGTAAGATTGTGGAGCTATGACTTTGAGGCGGCCTTGGACAAAGCCACAGACATCATACGTGATGAAATCGAGGATGAGACAGGGAAGCGGGTCAGCACATTGGCTGGCATCTCAAAGATTATGTCTCCAAGGGAATATGCCAGGAGGCTCGTGGATTGTGTGTTGGAGAAGAAACCAACCAAGACCATTGCCAAGAAACTGGCGAAGATTGGATATTGATATAGTCAAATATTCAACAATGCAATATCGACCATCCTTTCGTTAGGGTGGCCGATTTTGTCATGCAATATACTATATATTGGGGGGATTATCGTGCTGCCTCAAACGCAAGCAACGCAAGGGATGTCAAATAGACATTGATAGTTCCCAGAGGAACTACGCAACAATTCAATGCTGCTGCCATGAATCCCAAGGTAAATGCCACACCTGGCATCATATAAGTCTTGAACTTCCACATATTCATGTTTCAATTATACCACTTTCGTCAGAACTCCGTAAGGACATTATATGCTTCCTCTCCATCGTCCCATTCCTCGCCATTTGCGAAGTCGAAGGTCTCGTTTACGGTGAAGAATTCACGGTTGCTTCCACGTCCCCATTGCCTGTTTCCATAGAACAACTCATCGTCCGGGATGTCTCTTTCAGTGGCAGATAACCTCACAACCTTGTGTTCCTCCAGATTGCCAAGTTGGGAAGCTATTCCCTTGTTCGCTTCAAGGTTCAAGGTCTCTTCCAAGAGACTTTGGTCGAAGGGACTTGTGTATATGACCTTCTCTGGGAGAACTCGATCCATCTTCGTCTTGAACGCCTTTACCACGGAATAGTGTTGGGTTATGACGTCAGCGAACAACAAGTACATTCCCCATATCCAAGTAAGCATATAGTCGTCGTGGCATTTGTCCTTTGCAGCGAACGTTATGGAGTTTGAGGTGTTCTTCCTCACAAACGTTCCCATTTCATTGACAAGCAATTCGTCGGGGATTGAGATGTCTATTTCCTCTGTTGTGATAAGCTCGTTGAGGAACATGCAAGCCTCAAGTTTGGTCTTGTTCTTGGACTTCACGCCATAGGTTATCTCGCCATATTTCCCTGTTGGAGAGATAGCCTGCTCGTAGAACATTCTGTCCTGGGGATAGTGGTAGGTGTCCAACATAATATCCACGAATCCAGAGCCAACGCCATTGTTCTCCACGATGAATGGTGGAAACGCATAGAGCTTCAAGAACTCGTATGTGGCATATCCAAAATCCACCAAAGTTGCCTTGGAGCAGGACATACGAGCCACCAAGGAAATGTGCTTGACGTCAGTGACATCCCAAATGTTGGAGACAGACGAGTCGTTTCCTGTTCCCTCAGAAATATCCCCAGATGATGCATATGTCCTTGATGGGTCAAATGGCTTCCAGAAGTTTGCGGTTATCTCCTTGTCCGGGTTCTTTGATAGGTTCAATTGAGCTGGCTTTGGATAGTTCTTCAAGTTCATTCTGAAATGCTCTATGAAGTCAGAAGGAACAAGCGAAGCGTCACCACTGGACTTGAACTCGCACTCAAACTCCTGCATCCACCTGTTGATGCCAATCGTAGCAATCTGCTGACGTTTCCATTCCTCGTCTCTCCCTGGGACATCATACCAAAGGAAACGAAACGCTTTCCAATTCTCGTCTGACTCAACATTGGGGTCAGTTGCCTACTACCAAGTATCAAAGAAGAAATTGTCAGAAGTTCCATTTGGGGTGGAAACCATTATTGCCTTTGAGTCTTTTGACGACGACAGAATAGGAAACACAGAAGCCATGAACTCGTCTGCAACATGCTTTGGAATGAATGCGGCCTCATCAAGCACGAGCAAATTACTTGAGAAACCACGACAGCCACTTGAACCAGTAGCAAAGCAACGTATGATGGAATTGTTCTCAAATTCAATGCACTTCTTGTTATATGTGGTAACGCCAATCTTTATTGCTGATGGACAATATTCATATGCCAGACGAATACGGTCCATGATTTCAATGGCAATGTCAAGTTTGTTACCACAAATCATCACTCGCTTGTCTGGATGATACATAGCATACCAAAGTATGAATACTGTGTATATCGTCGTTTTTCCAACCTACCTACTGGCACACACAAGTGCCCGATTGTTCTCCTATATGAACTTCAACAATTCGGCTTGCTTTGGGTATGGGTCAAGAGTCACCAATCCATCTTTAAGAGAAACAATTTTGAAGTAATTTCGACAGAAATACAATATGTCCTTCTTGCATCTTCTGATTTCTTTGGCGCGTCTCTTGAACTCCTCTGGAGTCAGAATCTCCTTCTCACCGGCTTTCTTGATTGAAGCAAGCTCTTCTGTTCCATTGAGCTTTTGCTTCAACTATGCAGACGCAAGTTGCGGACCCTACTTCTCCTTGGTTTGTCCCAGGTCAAGGTCAGCAAACTTGTCAATCTCCACTTTGCCTATATCTTTGCTCATACACAATATGTCTTAATGTAATTATACACATCGACCTGCTTGGTCGAAATTAAGGTATTTACGCGGAAAATCGAAAAAGTTCGGTCCTGGGAGAAATCACAGGACCGAACAGTGTTGTTGGGTTGCCCTTTCGAGCAAAGTCCCCCACCCAGGGGACATAGGAGAAGAATCAAACCTCGTTGTCTTCGTTGAGGTTCTGACCGAACTTCGCCCTCCAGGTCTTGTAGAGAGGGTGGCGCATGAGGTTCATCACAGCCATCGTCGGTTTCAGGTGCTCAGTACCAATACGGGCGGAGGTCATCGCCATCGTGGAGAACGCCGGAGGCAGTTCCATGGAGATTCGGAGGAAGCCATCAACCAGCTTCTTGGTCTCAGCATCGTCCTTGCCACGCCAAATGTGGTAGACCATGGCGCTGGTAAGCGCATATTTGAGGTCGTCTCTGGAAGGAATGACGATCTTCTTCTTTGGATCGGTCATCATTTCATAGACATTCTCAAGGTTGTTGGCAATCTTGAAGAACTCCATGAACTGCTGGCCTGCGGGTACGCCAACCAGACCATAGACGGCCTTTCGGAGAAGGGTCTCGTTCTTGAGAACCTTGCACATTTCAGACACACGCTCCCACGAACGCGGGGTCGGGAAGCCACGCTCAAGGTTCTGGTCGTCAACCGAGAGAAGGAGCTGCGGCTTGAACTGAATGAAGCCAATCACAGCCGGATGTACGCCATTGGCAACGGCCCACGCAACCCAATCCTGGGCGTTCGCCTCAATCTCAAGGTGCATCATGCGGTTCGCAAGAGCCGAGGACATCGTGGTGGAAACGGCTCGGTCGCAAGAGCGGTTTCCGGCCGCCACAATGTACCACTTGGTCGGCACCTTATAGACGCTACCCCCACCAAGCTGGCGGTCAAGGATAAGCTCGTAGGACGCAACCTGAACGTCCTTGGGGGCGGCGCTCAGCTCGTCTAGGAAAATGATGCCACCCTTCTCGTTGTCGATGGGGAAAATGTCAGAAGGAAGCCACTGAACGTTGTGCTTCTCGGTGTTGGGAACGGGGAGACCACGAATGTCGATGGACTCCATCTGGGCGAGTCGGACATCCACGAAGCCAAGACCCATTTCCTTGGCGAGGGACTTGACGATGGTGGATTTGCCCACGCCAGGCGCACCCCACACCATCACCGGGGGAAGCGAAGCCGAGAGGGACTCATCCGACTGGATGCCCTCAAGAGAAGAACGAAGAATGTCCTTCAGCTCGTTCGCGTGAACCACATTGTGCGTATCTATTGCCATATCTGTTTTACTCCTTGAAGGAACTCGTGGGCATCCTTCCTCTCCCAAACAACACCCATATTATCTCATATTCCGGTCAGAAAGTCAAGGGGGTTTGCAGAAAAT